ATGATATTGGCCCTTGAGTTATATACAATCGTATTAACAATCGTGTATGTAACGCTGGACGTATTACAATATATTCCCAGACCGGTTCCATTGTCAGCACAGTCGTATACAAGACAGGAATCGATAAGACAGGTTACTGATGCAATCAATCCCCGTACATAGTTACCATCTGCGTTGCTATTAGATAGTGCTACACCAATTACTCTTGTATATGGGTCTGCAATATTCAGGCAGCATCCATTATTAGCGTTAATAACTATTCTGTATCCGGTTCCCCTAACACTCGTGTGTCTATTTGCTTTTGCGACATTAACAGTTATAAAATGGGTTGCATCAGTTGTCCAACCGTCAATAACGCAAGCATTTGCATCTAATCCACCGGAACAATTAAACGTAATGGTATTACCATCTCCCACCAGATTGGCGTAGGTGGCTTGCATCCCTGCTTCGGCAGCAGATAGTGATACATAATCTGCTCCTCCATCTGGATTAACTGTGCAAGATATAGCAGCCATTATTCTTTAACAACTTCCATAGCTGGCTTTAATACATCTAAAACTATTGCTTTAGCTGATAATTCAGCTTTAATACTATCTAATTCTGTTTTTATAGATTCATTAGCTAAAACATGATTAGTTACTTCTAAAGGTAATGTTGCTTGAAAAGAACCTTCAGTTAATTTCATAGAATATTTAGGTCTTACTTCAAGTTTCTTAATTTCACCTGTAGTTGGATCTTCCCAACATTGAACTATTTTAGGTTGTAAAGCACTTGCTTGAGCCTGAACTTCTTCTCTTGTACCCTCAATAGTAGTAAGATCAAATAGACCATTGGCTATTTGTGCTCTTTCCATTAAGCCTAATTCTTGATCATCTTCGTAATAAGCAACTACGTCTGTTGTTGCTTTTAGTGTTAGTATTTTTGCCATTTATATCCCCCCTTAAAAATATCTATCCGCGTCGGCGTCAAATGTGGTTGTATTGAGTGCGGTTATTGCCATTGTCATTAACGCAAAAGGCCCGGCTCCCCATCTCTGGGAATTGCTGAGGCTATTTTAATTATATGTTGTTGCATTTAACAAATACCTTGTTGTTGTAAATGATATATTACAATTGGTATTTTTATTCCAGTCGTCCCGCCGCCCTCCTCGACATACTCTGCCGCGCCCACCGCCGGAGGATTTGCTCTTGTGCGCCCGTAAAAGTCGGTGAGTACTGACGCAAGATACGTCCCCGCGCCCATGAGGTCGGACGTGGCGGCGATGTTCGCGTTTTCAGATCCCGCCGTGGCGTTGGTAAAATCACACGCGGCAACCTCGATCTCCGATGTGCCGGACGCGTCGGACGCCGGGGACGTGGCCTTTGTCATCGCACCAAAGTAGCCAGCATCAGCGTCGTCGCCGTCGACGTAACAGTTGGTGACGTAGCACACGGCCCCACCAGACATATCAGCGTAAAATCCAACGTATGATGGATTCAGAATTGTATTGTTGTAGCAGTAGATATTTCCGGTGCCAACCGCTTCAATCCCAAACTGTCCACCGTATGTGATATTATTGATTACATAAAATATTGATGCGCCGCCGTACATCTCAATACAGCCCTCGGAGGGATTGTACATAAGACAATTTTTTAACGTGTGAGTCAGGCCTGAGCGCGTAGTGTTGTCGGCGAGGAAGCAACATCCATAATCTGCGGTTGATGTATTGCGAGCCGCGATTCCATCGATAGTGACAGGACATTCTATATTTCTTAGATATATATTTTGTCCACCACCAATAGAATGGACATTTCTATATCCTGTTCCTCTTGTACCATTATGGCGTTCAGCAACAGGAACAGTTATGGTTAGTGCTGTAATATTCCAACCCGCATCAAGCGTGATTTCTCCCGCCGTGTCCTCCATCGCGTAGCACTCTATGATAACGCTATTTGTGTTTACGTTGTCACCGCTCGCCTTTATCCCCGCATCAGCAGCAGATAGGCTGGCATAATCACCCGCAGATGATTTTACTGTTTTAACTATTACTGCCATTGACTATCTTTTTATTATCATCTTCGTTCCCGAAGTTATGAATTATTTTACCGTCGAAATACCGCAGTATAGCGGAAGGGTGCTTATTGATTTCTTTCCATTGCCCGTCGTCAGTGTCGAGCCATACTCGTTTAACGAGAGGCTTCATGGCATCGATTTCTTCGCGTGTCTGCGTGACTGTGACGAGGTCAAAAACCCCATCTTTGATTTGCTGTAATTCGTCACCGTAAATTTCTTGATTATCATCATATATGGAGACGATATCATTCTTGTTGTACTTTTTTAGTTTGGCTGTATTTTTAACCAGTAGTAATTTCAATGGTTCCCCCTATTGGTGGCGGTGAATGTGGTGGTGTTTTTTGCAAGTATTGCCATATTTATAGTTTACTATGTTTTTCTTCACAAAGATCTTTAAAATCTTTAATGCTTTGATCAAGTCGTTTTAATTCAGAATCAATTTGTTTACGTAAACCTTCAATTGTAGAAGTATTGCTTGAAGTCTCTTGAACTAAATTTTTTACTGATCCTTTTAAATCAACAAGTATTTCCTGCCAAAATGCTCTTTCAGTTTTTAAACCTTCACTAATGTTTTTAAATGAAATATGCATCTCATCAGCAAAAGTCTTAAATTTTTCATTAAGACGCATTTCTGATTCGGTTATTTTATCGTTTCGATGTTTTAAAGTAAGGCGTAGAACAACGACAAACAAAGAGACGATAGCGCCAACAGCAACATTAGCCCACTTAAGAAAGATGTCCAAAAATTGAAACGTTGATTGTTCTTGTCCAGTTGCCATGTAATTTCAAACTCACCATAAGCCATAGTTATTATTCTCTCGCAAATATAAAACTTAAGCTTCCAGTATGGCCTGATGACCCTGAAGCTGTTACATATGAAATTTCTCCTTTTATATTTTCTAATGTTAGAGAAGCTGCACTTGCCAAAGACATCAATGTAGAAATTGATTTATCTGCTAACCATTTAGTGTATTCTGCAGCAGTCCATAAACCAAAATTAGCGCTTTTGCCACTACTATTTGTAATGAAAACTTTAGTTGGCCGATAATTTCCTATTCCAGCCATAAGTGGGGTAGTATCTGTAAGAGCTTGAGAAACACAAGTTCCAGAATTTAAAGAGCCAGAAATAAATAAAATTTGTTCAAAAAGCATATATATTACCTCAAAATTTTCTTTAATTATTAGTAAAAAATTACTTAAATATAATTTAATACATTTAGAATAGTTAAAAGCTCTACTTGATTTTCTTTTTCTAAAATATCAGTAACCTCTTTAGGGAAGAAGTCTAATTCAAATGATGTTAATAACACATATAGTTCTGAGGCATAGATTAAAATATAATAGCGATTTGTAGGATCTCGCTCATTTAAAAAATCTGATTGAAGTGTTATTTTTAAAGCTTCAACATAAGAAGTATGTTTTTCAATGAGCCATAAAGCAAGAGCTTCAGGAGCCATATTTTGAACTACAAGTTTTTCTTTTTTGAAGTCTTTTTCACTACTTTCTAAAGCTTTCTCTATATTTTCACACTTTTGTATTTCAATCTTTAAAGCTTCTTGTTCAGCAGCTAATAGTTCCTTTTTAACTTCTTTTTTAATGCTTTTTATTGATTTCATACATTTTTTTTATTTATTTTGAATTGGTTTTGTATTATTTATTAGTAGAACATTGAAAATATACTAACAATTATAATAGAAAAAGTAAGTAATAACTTTTCTATATAAGGAGATTATTCAATTTGCTAACAGTAGTTTGGGATGTAGACGAAACATTAAACCATTATATTCAAGAATTATTGGTTTATATAAATTTTTGTCTTGATAAAAATATAAATTTTGAAAATATAAAGTATTATAATCTGACTAAAAGTCTTCCTTTTTTAACGGAGGTAGAATGTTGGTATTATTTAGACAAGTTTAAGTTTATAGGAAAATATGAAGAGTTAAAACCAAATGAAAAAATATATGAATGGTTTCAAAAATATGGCCATAAAGCTTATCATATTGCTTTAACAGCAGCGTCATTACGAGCTTCGCATATCTCAGCTTCTTGGATATTTCAGAACTTTGGGCAATGGATTAGGGGAATACAAATAATACCCTCAGACCCAACTGAAAATGTTATAATTTATGATAAAAAGAAAATAGATTGGTTAAAAAGAAATAAAGCTGATATTTACATCGAGGATTGTGAAGAGAATTATATAGAAGCTAAAAAATTAGGATTTGAGAGCTTATTAATAAAAAAGCCGTGGAATAACGGTGAATCAATAGAAATAGTTTTAGAAAAATTGACTAATTTTCTAGGAGTTTATGATACGAGTAGCAGACTACATTTTTAAATATCTTGCAGATTATGGTATTAAACATGTTTTTCTAGTAACGGGTGGGGGTTCCATGTTTCTTAATGAAGCTCTACGAAAAGAAACTAGAATTAAATATGTTTGTAATCATCATGAGCAAGCTTCCGCAATTGCTGCTGAAGGGTATGCAAGAACTTCAGGAAAACTAGCTGTTGTTAGTGTAACTTCTGGGCCAGGTGGAACTAATACTTTAACTGGAGTTTTGGGTCAATGGGCAGACTCAGTTCCAGTATTATACATATCGGGTCAAGTAAAATTTAAAACTACACTAGCTTCAGCATCAAATGCTAATTTAAGGCAGTTAGGTGATCAAGAAATTAACATAATTGATATTGTAAAGCCAATAACAAAATATGCTAAAATGATAACGGATCCAAAAACAATTAAAGAAGAATTAAAAAAAGCAATTTTTATTGCTACTTCAGGAAGGCCTGGGCCTGTTTGGCTTGATATCCCTCTTGATGTTCAAGGAGCTTTAATAGATGAAAATGCTTTACTTACTTCTGACCAAATTTTTTGGTTAAAACCTAATAATAATATTTATCTAGTTATAGATGCTTTAAAACAAGCTAAAAGGCCTTTAATTATTGCAGGCCACGGCATTAGAATTGCTAAAGCAAAACAAGAATTGTTAGAATTAATAGAATTATTACACATTCCAGTAGTCACCACATTTAATGGTTTTGATTTAATACAATCTAATCATAATAATTTTATTGGTAGGATCGGAACTTTAGGAAGTAGAGCTGGAAATTTTGCTTTACAAAATGCAGATTTAATTATTTGCTTAGGGACTCGAAATAATATTCGGCAAGTTAGTTATGATTGGAAAAATTTTGCTAAAAATGCTAAAAAGATTATTATAGATATTGATTCTTCTGAATTAAAAAAACCTACAATAATTGGAGACATTCGTATTAACACAGATGTTAAAGATTTTATAGAAGCCTTTCTTGAAAATTATCACAAAAATTTTATTATAAATCTTGATTGGTTATGGCTACTTTGGTGCCAAGATAAAAAAAAGAAATATCCTGTTATTCTTGATGAATATAGAACACAAGAAAGTATAAACCCCTATTATTTTATAGAACAATTAACTACTGAAGCAAATGAAGATGCAATTATTATAGCTGGAAATGGGACTGCTTGTGTTACTTTATTTCAAGCAGGAATAGTTAAAAAGAATCAACGTATTTTTTGGAATTCAGGTTGTGCTGCTATGGGCTATGATTTGCCTGCAGCAATTGGAGCGGCTTTTGCTTCTAATAAGTCTGTTATTTGTTTAGCAGGTGATGGAAGTTTACAAATGAATCTTCAAGAATTACAAACTGTAAAGCATCATAATTTACCTATTAAACTTTTTGTACTAAATAACTCTGGCTATCAATCAATTTATCAAACTCAAAATAATTTATTTGAAGGTAATCTTATCGGATGTACTAAAGAATCTGGAGTCTCATTTCCTAGTATTCAAAAATTAGCAAAAGCTTATGATCTTAAATATTGCAAAATTAACTCAACTAAACGCTTAAATAAAAACATTACTAAAGTTTTAAATTATGATGGGCCTGTTATTTGTGAAGTTATTTTATCTAATAACTATATTTTTGCACCTAAACTTTCTTCTCAAAAACAAGAGGATGGAACTATGCTATCTCAACCATTGGAAAATATGTTTCCTTTTTTAAGCAAAGAAGAATTAAAGGAGAATATGATTAATGTTTAAAAAAGCAAAATTATTTGTTGTTGATTTAGATGGTACTTTATGGTTAGGAAGTACTGTGCTTCCTGGAGCCTGGACACTTATAGATACTTTACAAAAAAAAGGTAAAGTTATTTTTTTTACTAATACTTCTACACAAACTTCATGGCAAATATATAAAAAACTTATTAGTTTAGGGTTTAATTGCGAATTAGAAGATGTATATACTTCATCATCATTAACTGCAATATACTTATTTGAAAACAAAATAAATAACGTGTATATTATTGGTTCAAAAGCTCTTGAAACTGAAATTAACTCAGCTGGTGTTAAGATACTACGAGATGAAACTGCAATGAATCTAGTAGTAGGGTTAGATGTGAATTTCAATTATAAGAAAATAACAACTGCCTTAAATATTTTATTAAATGACGGAAAGTTTATTGTTTGTAATAAAGACAAATGTTTTCCTATTGAAAACGGGAAATTTTTACCTGGATGTGGGTCTATTGTAAGTTCCATTACTACTGCTTCTGATAGAGAACCTGATTTTATAGTAGGGAAGCCAAATCCGTATTTACTTTCAAAGCTTTCAAAAAAATATAATATGCATAAAAGTCAAATTGTTGTAATTGGAGATTCTTATGAAAGTGATTTTCAATTAGCTCTAAATTTTGGGTGCTCTTACATTATCATTGGAAAAAATAACTTTCAATATAAAAATGGTATAGAGGTCACTAATTTAACGGAGATATTACATGAACACATTAGAATATGAAATGATCGATTCTTTAAAAAGGCTTAAAAATGACTATGGAGTTTTTCAAATTAAAGCAGAATTTGAGAATGAGGGTAGTCGACAAGTAGAACTTATGCGGCTTAAAGATGTTGCTGACTATGTTGGATTACCAATAATTCTTAAAATAGGTGGAGTAGAGGCAGTAACAGATGTATATGAAGCTTTATCACTTGGAGCAAAAGGAATTATTGCTCCAATGGCTGAAACGGCTTTTGCAGTAAGTAAGTTCTTAGATGCTATCGACACTTTTATAGCTGAAGACAATCGTAAGGATATTGAGTTTGCTATTAATATAGAAACAATAACTGCTTTCAATAACTATAATGAAATTTTACAATTGGACAAAATAAAATTATTAAATAGTATTACTATTGGGAGAGTTGATTTTACAGGGTCTTTAAAAAAAGATAGAAGTTTTGCAAATAGTAAAGAAATGCTAGATTATTGCCTTTCAATTTTTCAAAAAACTAAAAATATAGATTTACATACTGCTTTAGGCGGGGCAATTACTCTTGAGTCTACTTCATTTATTCAAACTCTCATATCTATGAGTCTTTTAGATAAATACGAAACTCGAAAATTAGTATATGATAAAAATGCTATTTATACAATTAAAGAAGGGTTGCTTGAAGGAATTAAATTTGAACTTTTATGGTTAAAAAGTAAAAAACGCTATTACCATCTAATTGCTATCGAGGATGAAAAACGAATTAAAATGATCGAGGCAAGACTTAATGGCTAAATGTAAAATTTGTAGTCATAAAATACCTGCATTAGAAAATATTGATTTATTATGTATTAAAGATGTGCCTGAAAGTACTTTTAATTTTTCAGATACAACAATAAATTTATATATTCATAATTGTAATTTTTGTGGAGCTGTATATTTATCAGATAATATTGTTCCTTTAAGTGTTGACTATGATGTTGTGTATAGAAGTATAGGGTTATCTAGTTTACGAGAAACAAAAAAAGAACAACTAAAAAAGTTTATTAAGACTTATAATTTAACAGATAAAACTCTTGTTGAAATTGGTTGTGGTGATGGGCAATTTTTAGAAATATTTCGAGAACTTAAGATAAATATAGAAGGTATTGAAGTAGGATCGGGAAATTATAATAGGTGCCTTAATAAAAATCTTAAAGTTGAACATGGGGACATAAGTAGATTAAAAAAGAATAATTATGATGCTTTTTTTACTTTTTATTATTTAGAACATTTACCTTATCCAATTGAATTTATAAAACAATTATATTCTATACTTAGACCTGGTGGAATAGGATTAATAGAAGTTCCCAGTTATGATTGTATAGAAAAAAATAATGTTTGGTTAGAATTCACAAAAGACCATAGATTTTATTTTAGAAAAAGAACTCTTCAATATTTATTATGTAAATGCGGATTTCAAATAGAGTCTATAGAAACAGATGAAGATACTCTTTGTTTAAAAGCTATAGTAAAAAAGCCAAATACAACTAATTTTATTTCTATGTTAAATCAAATAAAAAATGATGTAAAAGATTTTAAAAATTTAGTAGATGTATATCAAGGGTCTTTTGCAATATATGGAGCAGGACATTATGCGCAGTTACTACTCAACCAAGTCTATGCTCAATATCAAATAAAACCAACAAGAATTTTTGATTCAAATGTGCAAAAGTGGGGAAATAAACTTTGTAATATTTGTATTGAAGATAAAGTTGCATTTGAAAATACTAATGATTATAAAGCAATAATTATTATTTGCGGCATATATAATAATGAAGTAAGTACTATGCTTACTAACATTAAAACAAAATTAAATAAATCAGTGGAGATTATGACATGGAAATGACTGTAAGAGAAACAAAAAATAGGCTAACACTGCAAGAAAAAAAACCATTAGCTTATGCGAAGATTATTAAACACCCCGAAAAAATTCTAAAAAAAGAATGCGTAGCAATGATTCAACTCCAATATAATTACTTATGTAATATGCGTTGCAAGCACTGCAGCATCGAAAGACTTAAAAATAATCCTGGTAAAAATCAATTAACTGTTCCTGATGTAAAACGTATTGCTGATCAGGCTGATGCAATAGGATTAGGAAGTATTTGTATTACTGGTGGAGAGCCTCTTATGTTTCCAGATTTAAAAGAAGTAATGGAAGCAATTGGCCCAGAAAGATTTGTAATTTCTATGGATACTAATGGATGGTTACTTACTGAAGAAAAAGTTAAATGGTTAGCTGCTAATGGTTTAGATAGAATACATTTAAGTATGGATGGTCTTGCAGAAAATCATGCTAAGTTTAGAAAAACTAAAGGTTCATGGGAAAGAAATTTAAAAGCTATAGAATACTGTAAAGCATATGGTCTTGACACAATTATAAATATAGTTGCTACTAAAAGTCTAGTTATAAGCGGGGAGCTTATTAAACAACTTGATTATATAGCTCAATTTGGAGTACATGCAAGCATAATATATGCAAAACCCATTGGGTCTTTTGAAGATAGTAAAAATGAAATTTTAAATACTGAAGATCTTGCTTTTATTCAATCTTTAACAAGTAAATATAATTGTTCAACTCATTTATCTTTAAATTGTGGACATTATTTTGGGTGCTTATGCTTAAAACGCCATTTATCAATTTCTGCTTCAGGTGATTTACTGCCTTGTCCTTGGATACCAATTACACTTGGAAATATTTTTGAGGAAGACTTAGCCACAATTATAAATCGTGGTTTAGAAATGCCTTGGTTTTCTTATGATCATCAACAAAGTTGCCTTTGTGGAAATGAAGATACTTTCTTTTATAAAAATATTATGCCTCAAATAAATAAAGCTACAACATATCCAGTTAAGTATACTGAAATTGACTGGCATTTAGATAAAGCATAATAAAGTTGAGAAAACTAAATTGATACTAGACGACCTACAATACATAATAAATCAACCCTTAGATTGGGATATGTTTAAAGATAAAACTGTCTTAATCTCTGGGTCGTCTGGATTTTTAGCTTCTTACATAATTGATACATTTCTTTATCTTAATCAACAACAAAATCTTAATATAAAAATTATTGGAATACAACGAAATTTTTCAACTCGAGTGTCTAATAAAACTTTAAAACTAATTTATGAAGATATATGCAATGAAATCAGAATAACAGAAGATATTGACTATATTATTCATACTGCAGGTTTAGCAACTCCGAAAGTATTTAATGAAAACCCAGTAGGGGTTGTTTTGCCAAACACATTAGGCACAATAAATTTATTAAATTTAGCTATAGAAAAAAAAGTTAAAGGATTTTTATTTTTTAGTACTACAGGAGTTTACGGAGAATTAAATAAGGTTCAATATCCTGCTCATGAAAATTCTTTTAATGGATATTTAGATCCAACTGATGTTTCCTCATGCTATTTAGAAAGTAAACGTATGGGTGAAAATTTATGTATAGCATGGATGCATCAATATGGAGTTCCAATAAAAATTGTTCGACCTTCTATAGTTTATGGGTATGGCATAAAATTAAATGATGGCAGATCCTTTGCTGATTTTATTTCTAATATTATCAATAAACAAGATATTGTTTTGTTTAGTGAAGGTAAAGCTTTAAGAAGTTTTTGTTATGTTGCCGATGCTATTGTTGGATTTTTTATAGTGCTACTCAAAGGTAAAGTAGGTGAGGCTTATAATATTGCTCCAGATTCAGAAATAAGCATTATAGATTTAGCTAATTTACTTATTAAAAAAGTATTTCCTGAGCTTAAATTAAAAGTTGTAATAAAAAAAGATGATTCAAAAACTTATTTAAGAAAAGAATTTCCCTGTACAGCAATGGACACAAGAAAATTAAAAGAACTTGGATGGAACCCAAATTTTTCTTTAGAAGAAGGGTTTAAAAGAACTATTGAGAGTTATTTATGAAATTAAAAGAATTATATAAATTATATTCAGGAAAATTTTTAGATAAGCAAGCTTATATAAACTCTATGTATGAAAAACATCAATTGCTTTTTGAATATAGCGAATTTATAAAAAAATCTGAGATTGAATCATTGCATATTGAAGACAATTATGTTTATGCTATTATGCGAAATACAGGCATAAAATTACTTCTTAATAACCTCGATAAACGATTTATTCCAATTGAAATATTGAACTTTCGTTCAATTGAGTCTACAGAAAAAGAAGTAGTGTATAATTTAGCTTCTAAATGTAAAACTATATTTGACATTGGGGCTAACATTGGATGGTATACATTAAATTTTAGTAAATTTCTCTCTGTAGAAAAAATATATGCTTTTGAACCTATACCTATTACTTATGACTATTTAAAAAAGCATATTGAATTAAACAACATACATAACGCTGAAATATATAATTTTGGCTTGTCTAATGAAGTAGCAGAAAAAACTTTTTATTGGACAAAGGAAGAGCTGGGCAGTTCTTCTTTGACTAATCTTCGAGACAGAATTGAAATTGAAAAGACTGTATGTCAATTAAATACTATAGACAATTTTGTAAAAAATACAAATATTAAAATAGATTTTATAAAATGCGATGTTGAAGGGGCAGAGCTACTCGTATTTCAAGGAGGAATTGAAACTATAAAACGAGATAAACCAATTATATTTTCTGAAATGCTAAGAAAATGGTCAGCAAAATTTAGTTATCATCCTAATGATATTATTAAATTGCTTTCTGATATTGGGTATAATTGTTTTACAATAAATAATAATAAGTTAGTGCCTTTTAAAAAAATGACAGAAGAAACTAAAGAAACAAATTTTATATTTATACACGGAGAAAAATAGTGAAGAAAAAATACTTAATTGTGGCTCCACACTATGACCGTCGAAGTAGTGGAATTAAAGCGTTATATGTGCTATGTTCAAGATTAAACTCATTAGGGTATGAAGCGTATATTACAGGTGAAAAATCTCCTTACCCAAATACTAAAAGAGTTTGGGATTTAAATAAAGAAGAATTAAAAGACTTACAACTTAATGGAGTAGTTGTATATCCTGATCATATTGTAAATAAAAATCCTTTAAGATTTACAAATGTGGTCCGTTGGTTTTTAGGAATTACTCAAGAAGCTCCTGAAAATGAATTAGTTTTTTCTATGTCCCCTTCTCATAATTTTACAGTACAAGCAAAATACAATTTAATGATGCTTGATATAGAGCCTTTTTTTAAATTTCCTGAAGTTGAAAATAGGTCACATAAATGTTTTAGGGTTGGGAAGGGATCTGCAATATATCGATCACCGCTAACAAATGGTTGCACTGAAATAACAGCAGATTTTCCAATGTCAAGAGAAGGATTAGCCTATTTATTACAATCTTCTAAAATATTTTATACCTATGATAATTTTACTTTATTAATGTTAGAAGCTTTATTATGTGGATGCCCTGTAGTGATCTTGGGATACCCAATTACTGAAAAGAAAAACATAATTGGTAATGTTTTAAATAAATATGGAACACGGTTTCATGAGGAAATATCATTTGATGATAATGGTATTCCATTAAATTATGACGAAATGAAAAGTGAAATACCACAACAAATTACTTTGTATAATGAACTAATGTTAAATGCACATCAAGAGTTATTAAAATTTATTGAACTTACTCAAAATATGCCTGATGTTTATGTTGAAGACTTAGGAGCCCATACTCCAAGTAATCCCCATCCTTGGATTGCTATGGGGTTTTGGAATGATTTTTTTACTTTATTTTCAGAACGATAAAAGGAGTCAATATTATGCTACATATAATTACACCATTTTCAAGATTCGAAAATGCAAATTTTTATATAGATAATTTGCAAAATAAAAATGTTATTTGGCATCCTATTGTATATACTCCAATTGATATATTTTCTCAAAAATGGATTGAACCTTATATATTTTTTGATGAAGCCGCTTTTCCACCAAATATATGTAAGATTAACTCTTTTATGAAAAATTATCCAATCATTGATAATGATCGTTATTGTTTTATGAATGATGACGACTGGCTTGAAGATAATGTGTTTAGAGTTTTTAAAACTGAAAATGACCCTGATGATGATGTTGTATTTATTAGTATGAAAAGAGGTTATGGAAAACAACCTGGTTTTCCTTGGGGTCATCCTACTTTTACACTAGAAGTTGATATGAATAGAATAATTATTGGAAATATTGGCTTTGAACAATATTTTATAAAAGGCAGAGTTTTAAAAACATTAGAATTTGATAATTACGGCTGTTTTGATGGGCTTATGGCTATGGAATTAAATTATAATTATAAAGTTAAGCCAATGCCTTATGTATATGCTATGTTTAATTATTTAGAACCTGGGCGTTGGGATATTTCTAAAAAAGGGGAAGTTGTTCAATGGAGACTTCCTGTTCCAGGTGTGGACTGATTGTGAAAAAAATAGCTATTATAGGGTCTACGAGTCATGTAGCTAAAAATTTAATTGAATATTTTAATAAAGAGCATCAACACATAGACTTATATTCACGTTCATTAAATAATCTCGATATTTTGCCGAATGGTTACGATTGCATAATAAATTGTATTCTTGCAAAAGTAACAGAGCCCTTATATTTTGAGACTTCAGAGCATTTTGATAATTTAATTTTAGACTATTTACAATTAAATACTGATTGTTTATATATAAATTGTAGTTCTGGGGTTGTGCATGAAATTAGAAAATGTGATGTTGATAATCTTAGAGAAGAACACTATGCAATGGTTTCAAAGTTAAATTCAGAAATGAAGCACGCTGCACATAAAAATTTGAATGTAATTGATTTAAGATTTTATTCATTTTTTAGTAGATTTACTAACTTAGAAGCCCCCTATTTTATGAATGAAATTATAAAAAGTGTCATTAATAAAGAAACTTTTATAACAACTAAAAAAAATTTTTCAAGAGATTATATTAACCCTTTGGATTTGTATAATATAATTAAATACTTAATTGCAGTACAAAAAATAAGAGGTCATTTTGAAATTGGTAGTACACAGCCTACCTCAAAAGATGCTATTATAAATTACTTTATTAAAGATTATAATTTAAAAATTAAATATGTTGATAAAATTGATTTTAAAGGGTATACAGCATCTAAAATAAACTATTTCCCTAAAGAAAGGACTTTACCATCATTAGTTAAATATTCATCTTTAGACACAATAAAAGAAGAGTCTCGAGTTATATTAGCAAAGTTTATGGAGAAATAATTATGTTGCATATTATTACAAGTTTTTCAAGATTAGATCGTAAAGATTGGTATATTAATATGCTAGAGTCAAAAAATATTATTTGGCATCCTATTTTACATTATAATACTGACCAAACAGATCCTTCAGATAAATTTCAACCTCTTACAAAAAAAGAAGATATTGAATTTAATAGACTTTGGATTCAACCACATTTTATAAAAAATATACCTTCAAATATAGATATTTGCTATTATAAATTAGATGACTTTATACAAAACAGTCAAACAATAATAGACTCAGATAGATATTGTTTTATGAATGATGATGATTGGATGGAAGATGATACTTTTGATTTTTTTAACACTACTAAACTTAATGAAGATGTTGTTTTTGTATCTATGAAAAGAGGATATGGTCAACAACCAGGATATCCAAATGGCCATCCAACTTCTACATTAATAGCTCATCCAGCTAATATGCAAGTAGGAACTATAGGATTAGAACAATATTTTGTTAAAGGGAATATTTTAAAACAAATAAGATTTGACGTACATAATGGCTGTACTGATGGCCTTATTGCAGTATGGCTTTTTCAAAATTTTAAAGTTAGTTTTGCGCCATATCGTTATGTATGGTTTAATTATCTAGAACCGGGAAGGTGGGAAAAATAATGAATTATTTATTAGGAACTTCTGCGTATAGTTGCCCAGAGCTGTTAGAAAAATGTATTGTGAGTTGGGATAAACACATAGACCGAGTTGTGTATTTCGACGGTTATTATTATAAGAAAATTTTCAAGAGTTTGCTTGAAAATAATATTATTGAGAGTAACGTTAATTGTATTTTAGAACCAAAAATACCTGATCACATAGGAGTTAGTGGGTCATGGAATAGAATACTAAGATTTGGTTTTGAAGTATTAAATAAGGACTATGTAATAATGGTTGGCTCTGATACTGTTATGAAACCAGGATTTTTAGACACAGTACTAACAGACTTAGAATTAAAAAAACCTGATTTTGCTGTAGGATATAATTGTTGTTTTAATTGTTGGGCAATGAGTAGAAAATGCTATGATGTTGTGGGTTTATGGGATGAAAACTTCTTTCCTGCTTATTGGGAAGATCTTGATTACCATTTTCGAATTGTAAATGCTAATTTGACTATGATACAAGTTGGGCAAGATGGACTACTTGAACATTGTGGATCTTCAACTATTAGAACTTGCCCAGAACGTGATCAAGCAAATAGCAGAACTTTTGTAAGAAATAAACATTATTTAGAAACAAAGTGGAATGGCCCTATTTTTACGAGTGAAAATTTTAAAACTCCGTTTAACGATCCAGAAGCCACATTAGAAGATTGGGAACTACAAGAAGCTGAATACGCAGAGAAAAGAAAAATTTGGAAAGAAGTTGAAGATAAACTAAATAAGGATTAATAAATGCTTATTACATTATTAACGACTTCAAGTGATTCTTTTTGGTATATATTTAGACATACTGTGCCAAATAAAATGGAGTACTGTTTACGTTGGGGAATACAATTAACAATTAGAAAACAATTTCTACGAGATGGTGGGCCTACAATTGAACGACCACAATTCATTTTAGATGTTTTAGACACATGCGATTGGCTTTGGTTCATGGGTGGAGATACTCTTATTATGAATCAAACTATTGATGTAAAGCGGTTTATTAATGACAAGCATAATCTTATTATTGGTCAAGATGTAAATGGTATAAATAATGATGTTTTCTTTTTAAAAAATTCAGAGGCTTCAAAAGAGTTTTTACGACAAGTTATAGCTCTTAAAGACACTCATCATAACGATCAAGCAGCTATGCAAGAAATTATAGATAAAAATTTAGTCCCTGAATTAAATCATTGTATTGTACCTCAAAAATTTTTTAATGCTTATCTATATGCTACTGAACCTGCTTATTTTGCTTATCCAAAAGACTATGAAGGAAATTTTGTTATAGGAGATTTTGTTCTTCATTTAGCTGCTATTGATAATTATCGACGTGAAGAACTTATTAATGAATATTTGCCCAAAGTAATTAAATAATGAATAATAAAATTAGTATAATTATGCCTGTTTATAACTCTGAAAAATACTTAAAAGAGTCTATAGAAAGTGTTTTAAAACAAGAGTATATAAATTGGGAATTAATTTTAATTGATGATGGATCTACTGATCTTAGCTCGGTTATTTGCAACCAGTATACTATAGAAGACAATAGAATTAAATTTATAAGACACACTCATACAGGGCTACCTAGTGTTATAAGAAATATTGGTTTAAAGGTTTGTACTGGTAATTATATTACTTTTTTAGATTCAGATGATTATCTAAATGCTAATGCTCTTAGCTTACTAGATCATATGCTTACAGTGAGAGACAGTAGTATTTTTATAATTGGAAACTTTACTATTATAGAAAATAATAAAATTAAAGAGCGTGGTGATAAATTTCCTTCCAATCATAGATTTTTTACTTTTTCTATGATTATTGATTATATTTTAGCCTACTTAAAAGAACCTAATAAATATACTTTATTTAACCCATGTTGGGGTAGATTATACAGCGCAAAAATTATAAATGAGAATAATCTTAAATTCGATGAAGACTTATGTATATTTGAAGATACAAAGTTTAATTTTGAATATTTACAATATATCAATAAAACTCTTTATATTAGCGATAAAATATATAACTATAGAATGCAAGATGAATTTAAGTCTCTTACTTTTAGTGTAAATAATATAAATAAGTTATTTGACTTTATTAAAGCATTAAAATTTATTAGACTTTTGTTACGAAATTATTTAAGTGAAGAAACTATAACGGCTAAAGTAGGGCATACGATTATTTCTTTAACTATTATACAATTAATAAGAATATGCGGTCAGATAAATTTGCAAAATAAACAAAAAACATTTGAATTTTTAAAACAACTTTTACATAGTGAAGAATTAAGAAGCAATTTAAAATATTATTCTCCTAATAAAAATGATAGTCGTCTTATTCCCTTATTTCTATTTTTAAAATTAAGATTTTTTCTTGTTCTTATTGCTAAATATAAATTTAAAAAACGGTATATAAAAATATGAGTCTTGTTGAAAAAATAAAAAATAGCTCTTTTCCAATTGTAATATTCGGAGCTGGTATAGCTGGAAAATTTACTTTAGACTTTTGCAAAAAAAATAATATAGAAGTGGAGGGCTTTTGCGATAATAACCAAAATAAAAGAGAGAAGTTGTTTTATGGTCTAAAAGTAAATTCTCTTTTACAAATAAACCATAAGCATAAAAATGTTTTATTTTTAATTTCTAATTTAGATATAAATGACACAGTCCAGCAATTAAAACTTTATGGGTTTAATTATTGGATGTCGTGTAATGAAATACTAAAAGATGTTAATGATAGGATAGTTTCTAATATGATTGTAAGTCATGATAACTACCTTAATCAAGATATTTTATTTATACGTGGAATAGATATTATAATCACTGAAAAGTGCTCTTTAAAATGTAAAGATTGTTCTAATCTTATGAATTATTATGAAAAACCAAAAAATTGTGATACTAAAATTTTAAATCAAGAAATTAAAAACTTTTGTTTAATAGTAGATAAAATAGGAGAAGTAAGAATTATCGGTGGTGAGCCATTTATGAATAAAGATGTTCACTTAATTGTACAGCCACTATTAACAAATGATAAAATTAATCAAATTGTAATTTATACAAATGGAACTTTTTTACCAACAATAAAACAGCTTGAAGTTTTTAAACATTCAAAAGTATCTTTTTATATTTCAAATTATGGCAATTTATCAAAAAAGTTTTCTCAGTTATGCGAGTTACTTACAAAGGAAAATATTCCTTTTGTTGTTCCAGAAATGCGATGGACTGAGTGCTCTATAATAGCTCAATTTAATAGAACAGTAGAAGAAAATCAGAAAGTATTTGATGATTGTTGTGTAAAAAATCTACTTACATTATCAAATAATAAGCTATATAGATGCCCATTTTTTGCTAACGCAGATAGACTAAGAGCTATACCAGATTTTTTGGATGAATATATAAACTTATCGTACAATCCTACAAAGAATGAAATTAAAAAATATTTATTAGATACTTGTTATCTACACGCTTGTGAGTTTTGTGCAGGAAGAGCTTTCTATGATAAAGAGATAGAAGCAGCAATACAAACAAAACAGCCGATTTCATATATAAAATATTCGGAGTAATTAATGAAAGTAGTAATTTTAGCTGGGGGTATGGGGTCTCGACTCTCTGAAGAAACTATAAAAATTCCTAAACCTATGGTTGAGATAGGTGGAAAACCTATTTTGTGGCATCTTATGAAATATTATTCTTCATACGGGCTTAATGATTTTATTATTTGCTGTGGTTATAAAGGCTATCTTATTAAAGAGTATTTTGCAAATTATCATATGCACAATTCAGATATGACAATTAACTTAAGTACTGGCAATGTTAAATATAAGTATTGTACCTCTGAAAATTGGAATGTTACTTTAGTAGATACAGGCATTGATACATTAACAGAAGAACGTTTACTAAAAATAAAACAATATGTAGATACTGAAGCTTTTTGTTTAACTTACGGAGATGGGCTCTGTGATGTTAATATTCCAGAACTTGTAGGTTTCCATTTACGTGAAGGTAAATCTGCTACCGTAACGGCTATTAAAAGTCAAGGAAGATTCGGAGCATTAAAAATTAATGAAGATGATAATGTTACTGCTTTTATGGAAAAAATTATAACTGAAGAGTCTTGGATTAATGGTGGATTTTTTGTTTTTGAGCCAAAAATATTTCAATGGTTAAAACCTAATGCTATGTTAGAACAAAGCGTTTTACCTATGTTATCTCAAACTAATGATCTTATGGCCTATAGACATTTTGGAAATTGGCAATGTATGGATACAATGCATGATAGATTTGTTCTTGAAGATATGTGGAATTCAAAAAAAGCTTTTTGGAAAAATTGGTAATGTTTAATAATATTTACAAAAATAAAAAAGTTTTTATTACTGGTCATTCTGGGTTTTGTGGTACTTGGCTCACAACTTGGCTATTAAAATTAGGAGCTGATGTGTGCGGATATTCTCTTGACCCAAATACTAATCCAAATCACTTTTCATTATTAAATATGCAAGAAAAATCTAATTTAAAAAATTGGATTTGTGACATTAGATCTCTTGAGTCATTAAAACATTGTATTGGTTCATATGAACCTGATATAGTATTTCACTTAGCTGCAGAACCACTTGTAAAGCAGTCATATTTAACCCCAATGAAAACTTTTGAAGTAAATACTATTGGGACTTTAAATTTATTAGAAGCTTGCAGAGATGTCAAGTCTATTAAAGCAATATTGATTATAACGACAGACAAAGTGTATGAAAATCTAGAACAAGGAGAAAAATTTAAAGAGACTGATCGACTTGGTGCTCATGACCCATATTCTACATCTAAATCTTGTGCTGAACTTATTACAGAATCATATAAAAAATCTTTTTATGATACTAATACTTTAATTTCTACAGTTCGCGCAGGCAATATTATTGGAGGGGGTGATTGGGCCCAAGATAGATTAATTCCAGATCTTATTAAAGCTACAATAAATAACAAAGAAGTTGAAATTCGAAATCCAAATTCAACAAGACCTTGGCAACATATACTTGATGCAATAAGTGGTTACTTACTTTTAGGAGAAAAATTATTAAATAATGAAAAAACTTATGAAGGAGCTTGGAATTTTGCTCCAGTAAATGAAGAAGCTATTTCAGTCAAAAAAGTTATAAATTATGCAAAACAGGCTTGGATAAAAATTCAAAGGCCAATAGTAGCTTCAATAGAAACTACCCAACACGAAGCAACCTCATTACAATTAGATTCTACAAAAGCTTGGTTTTTATTATCATGGACTAATAAGTTTGCTACTCAACAAGCAGTTGAATGGACAATAGAATGGTATAAAGAATTTTATGAAAATAATAAAATTATAACAATGGAGCAGCTTGAAAAATATGAGGGCCTCTGAAATAATTAAGCATGAAATTTTTGAAAAAGTAAAAGAATATTATAAAGCTGAACAATTAGAAAAAAAACCTTCTAATAAAATCAATTATGCTGGGCGAGTATATGATGAAAAAGAACTCATTAATTTGGTTGATGCTTCTCTAGAATTTTGGTTAACTTCTGGAAGATTTACAAAAGAATTTGAAAAAAAGCTTGCTGATTTTTTAAATTTAAAATATTGCTTATTTGTAAATTCGGGTTCTTCTGCAAATCTTTTAGCTTTTATGGCTTTAACTTCCCCATTATTAAAAGAAAGAAAAATAAATAGAGGAGACGAGGTTCTTACTACAGCATGTGTATTCCCTACTACTATTTCTCCAATAGTACAATATGGAGCAGTCCCTGTGTTTGTTGATGTTGACTTCGGAGGCAATATTAATTCTGATTTATTAGAAAGAGCTTTAACTTCAAAAACAAAAGCAGTAATGACTGCGCATACTCTTGGATATCCATTTGACATAGACAAAGTAAAAGAATTTTGCAATAAAAATAATTTATGGCTTATTGAAGACAACTGTGATGCATTAGGCTCAAAATACAAAAATCAATATACTGGAACATTCGGAGATATAGGAACTTCTTCCTTTTTTCCAGCACATCACATTACCACGGGAGAAGGCGGAGCTACTTATACAAATAATCCGCTTCTTTATAAAATTATGAAGTCTATGAGGGACTGGGGTAGAGATTATAAATGTGATAATTGCGTACCTGATTGTAATAAAAGATATTCATATGAAGATGATCAATTAAAAAATTATGATTGCAGATATACCTATGCTTCATTTGGGTATAATCTAAAAGCAACAGATTTACAAGCTTCTATTGGAGTAATTCAATTAGATAAGCTTTTAAAATTTAAAAAAGCTCGACAAAATAATTGGGAAAAAATATACAGAGGCTTAAGTGATTTCCCTTTTAGAAGACATGACTACTATGACCCTAATTGGTTTGGGTATTTATTTATAATACCAAATGAAGTTGGTTTTTCTAGAAATGATATTGTTGAGTATTTAGAAAATCATAATATTCAGACTAGAAATTTATTTGCTGGTAATATAACTAAACATAGTTGCTTTGACTCTTTAGAGTTAAATAAAGACTATAAAATTTGTGGTGAACTAACAAATACGAATATACTAATGAATCAAGCTTTTTGGATAGGGGTATATCCAAGATTAGACGATAATCAAATAGACTATGTAATTGAAACTTTTAAAAATTTTTTAAATTTAAGAAAAAAGTGTTAACTATTTTTTAAAAAAATGCCTATAATATAATATGAAGATATTAAATTATAAGGAGTTTTTAATGAAAAAATGTACTATTTGTAAAAGGCCTCTTACGAACAAAGCAATGGACTTAACACAAATTCTAGATGAAAATGAAAGAAAAAGATTAGAAAAAATTAGGAGAAAACGGGGACTTTGCAGTGAGTGCTCAATTTCACTCGTACTTTTATCTCTTATATAATTCAATCAAAAAGCCTAGTAACTTAAATTGCTAGGCTTTTTCTATCTAAATATTAAATATAAAACCAAATAAAAAATAACTAAAAGTATAGTAATTTTTGCTGAAGCTGGCATTTGCAACTTTGAAAAATTAGAAATTTTTAAACCATTTCGAAACATCATATTTTACGCCCTGTTAATATATTTAAAAGCATTTTGTAAAAGTATTTTTTGAAATTCAGGTTCTTTTGTGAATCTACGATTTTCATCTTCAAATATTGTAGTAGGTATTATATCAGAAGATATAATTGTATGGGCTACACTAGCTAATGGGTCAGAAGTATCTTTCGCATTTATTCCTGCTTTACTATTTTCCCAATCCCCAGAATAAGAATTATAAGTAACTCCCTTTTTATGGTCTATCATTTCTTTACCATTTTCTTTTCGAATTCTTTCTAAGCTTGTTAAATTGTTTTTTAAAAAAATATTTTTTCCTGCTTTTATTGTACCAGATAATAACATAGTTAATAATGACATATACGGATTTAATGAGGTATCTACTGACAAAATTTGAGCATCAATATTAACTCTTTTTAAATTTTGCTTTGTCTGTTGACTTTGAAACGTATCCATGTTTACTCGAGTAATTGGTACATCACCTATAGTTTTTAAATCAATAACAAATGCTTCTAATGCTGCTAAGTTTATTCCATCATCACCCGGTAATACTGGAAAACACAAGTCAATAATAACCATTGTTGTCTCTAACAATCTAGACCACTCCCCATGCCCCATACAGAACCCATATAAGTCTCCTTTAACACTATGAGCAGAGTCTAGTGCGATGATCCTAGGTTCTCGTGGCGCTCTATATAAGACAGTACTATTGATATTATACTTTGTAAATAATAACTTTTCAACTTTATTGTATAATAATTGCTGAGGAGAATCTGCTGCATTAGCAACTAGCCCACCTTCTATATTTCGTAAGTATGTGCAAGAAAACAAACCATCAATAATTGACTGGCTTTGTATAAATTTACTTTCATTAGAAGTTGGTTTTCCTGCTATATCTTTAATAGATTTTACTAAAGCATTGGCTCCGCGACTAAATTCTTTTTTAACATCAATTGGTATATAAGCAATAAGGTCTTTAGGTATTCCAACTATATCCTGTTCAGAGGTTACAAATTTAGCGGGTATATCTGCATTGCCTGTAATTACCTTAAACATTTTTCCTTGCTTATAAAGTAGTTCATCTAATTGTTCTTCTGGAATTTTTTGTGCTTTTAATTCTTCTTGTGAGTGAAACCACTTTTTAAATTTTTGTGGTACTGCTTCCCATCGTGATCTCCACTTAAAATAAACATCATCTTCAAATTGAAGAGTTTTTATAATATAATTTTCTATAAGACTATCAGCATAGTTGGCACTCGAATCCAAAAAGACGTGTGTTAAATAATCTGCTCCAACAGTAGCTTTAATACGGTCAAGAGCATCTGTGTATAGCTGGAATATTTTTTCTTCAGTAGCTCCAGCCTCTTCAATAAAAAAAGCTATTTCAGAAATATAAGCTTGAATTATGTCTGCTCCAATAATTTCATTCGGGCTATCATTACCAAGAAGAAATTGAAGACCTGAAGCAAGAGTTATTTCACCAACAAGTGCAGACTCAGAATAAACAATTTTTTCACACCCATATTTTGCTTGTTCTCGAGCTACTTGATCTCGTATTTTTACTTTTACAAAGCGTTTAGACTTTTCAAGAATTTTATATAATGGTTGAAGATATAACTGACGAGTCTTTTCAAATTTAAAACTTATGAAGTAGATACACAAATCTGTAAGTGGAGAAAGACCGTAGTATAAAGCAGGTTCTCGAAGGTGATGAATAAAAACTACTGTATACATTATCAACAAACGAGCTAAGAATGTTTTACCAATACGAGTAGCTCCATAAAAACATAATTGAAAATAATCTTTTTTACCATCAATAATCTTTAAAAAGTCTTCTCGAATGTGAGGGTAGATTGAAGACACAACATTTAATGGAAGCCATTGATTAATTGGATCAAGAAACTCTTCACCAGTAGGCGGGCGTTTTTTAAATATGATAGAAGATAAAGATCCTTCTAATTCTTTTCTAGTTTCAGGGTTTTTAAAAGCATCATAAAGAATCTGTCTTTTTTCAATAGACAATTCATTATAATTTTTATCAATAAAGTCTTGCAATTCTATCATAATAATTATTAGTATTATGATAGAACTGCTTAGCTAGTTTAGTAAACGAAGTCTCCTTTCAAAATTTCCTGTTTCATAGCATTTTTAATTGAATTCAAGTGTTTCCCTACAGCTACAGGAGTAATTTTTAAAACTTCAGCTATTTCTTTTTGCGGCATTTTATTATCATAGTACATAGTCAAAATTTCTTGAGCGCGTAAAGAAAATTTTTGTTTAACGGAAGCTAATATTGTATTATAAATAATTTCATGATTATACATTTGAAAGGATGTACTTTTTACATTAAATTCGTTTATATAGGCCTTTTCTACTTTTGATTCTCTTTTTGAATGATAAATAGCTCGAGTAATAAATTTTCCTGTATAAATATTAAACCAATAGTATAAGTTAAAACTCTTTTTAAATTCTTCGGGGATTTTACATAATTGAAAATCTTGAATAGCTTCTAACATGTTAATGGTAAGTTCTTGTTTAATATCATCAAGTTCATATGATTGACTTAAAAGAGTAAAAACATATTTGGCTCGCTTATGAAGAAAAAATTTGTAGTGATTAATCATTGATATTGCATATTTTTCTTTGTTTTTTGAATCAGTGTTATACATATAAAGTAATTGATAATCACGAGAGCACTCAGTTAACACCATAAAAATAATCTCCTTTTTAATAAATTTTAAAAAAGTATTAAAGTAAATCTTAACTGTTTACACTAATTAAACGTGGAGGTAAGTCTTAAATAATATTATGAGTGTCATTATAGCATTTCATAATTTTATTAACATATCCCCAATTTTTATATCTTTGTATTTTACAATTAGGACCAGCATTATAAGCAATTAAAGCTCGTTTCATATTACCTTTAGAAAAAGTTTTACACCATTTATAATATTTTGCCCCTATTGTTATATTCAGTTTAGGTTTAAAAAGGTCTTTAGGATTTTTTCCTTTATAATGGTATTTTGCCATAATTTGCATTAATCCTCGTGCTTTACATCGAGATACGGCTTTTGTATTTCCTTCTGATTCTGCATGTATAATAGCAAAAATCTCTGCTCTAGATATATTATTTATTTTTGCAATATGAGTTATGACTGTATAATATTGTTTATTCATCCAAGGATAATACGCTCTAGCATAATCATATTTACTTAAATTTGGAGCAAAGGCAGGTTTTGCAATAAAAAGAAGTATAAGTATACCTAAATACATATATTTTTTCATAGTAAATTTCCTTTAGTTATTTATACAAGAGAGATTAATCTTCTACAATTACTTCGTGCTCAACTTCTTCACGAATAAAATCATCTTCTGTTTCTTCAACCTGTTCTATTAGTCGTTTGCCATTTCTTTTTCTGCCAACTGTAAGCTTGCCAGCGTAAAATAACTCCTTTTCGATATCTTTTTTCTTTTTACGGGGTTTTTCTTTAAGAGGGTCTGAAATTTTAAAAGTTTCAAGAAGTTTTTTAACAGTTTTAGTATATTCATTATCTTCAATAATAGCAATAACTTCTCCACAATTTATGCATTCTAGTATATCAAAGACTTGACCAGTTTCTATAAAAGTCATTGCAAAATCAAAAAGCTCTTGAGAAATTTTATAAGATTCTAACTTCTTTTTTAAACGAGATTTTCTTGCACCAAGATCAAAAATAGAAGGGCGATCATTAAGAGATCTAAATCCAATATAAAATGCACTATCACATTTAGAGCATTTTAAAATTTCATTTTCCATTTAATTCTCCTTATTTAATTTAAAAATACTATATCATAGGAGTTTAAAAATGTACATCACTTTTTATTCAAATTTAAAGTTTTTATCATTATGTTTTCGAGCCCATACTCCATACCAAGTAGGGTTAGTAGAAATAAAAAGTATTCCGGGGTTATTATCAAAACATAAAACTTTTTCTGATGAAGTATAATATACCCAATCTTTTCGACGCTCTAAAATTGTTCTTCCATAATTAGATATAGCCTCAATTTTAAAACTCATTTAAAAAACTCTGAATAGCTCATAAGCTTAACACCAAGTTTTTGAGCTTTTTGAAGTTTTCCACTACCAGAAGCGGGGTCTTCACAAAGTAGAATTGAAGTCTCCTTATTAACAGACTCCGCAAATTCATAACCCATTTCATTGAGTTTTTGAATCAATTCATTACGTTTTAATGGCCCAGTACCAGTCATTGCAACTTTTCCTTTACTTAACATATTGTTTTCTCCTTTTTCTTCAATATCGCTAATCTGGACGACTTCCAGCAAATTATTGATATAATCTACACCTTCTTCCTTAAATGCTTGCAGGCTCATCCCAGTTGCTTGCAGAGTACCTTTAAATGACCAGAAGTCTGACATGGTATGAATTTTTAACTTTTTAATAGCTTTTTCACCTACATTTTCAATTCCTAGACGAGCAATAAACTGAACTGCAGTCATTGTCTTAGTTCGCTCAATTTCACTGATAATATTGTCAATTTTCTTTTGTCCTAGGCCGGGAATACCACTTAAATTTTTTGCTATTAGGTTATATAAAGCTTTGATTGAATTTATAACTCCAAATTCGTACAAAGTTCGAATTGTAGCTGTACTCATTTGTTCCATTTCACAGTCTTTACACCAACTTGTAATTTGTTGAATAACTTGCTCAGGGCATTGTTTATTACTACATTTAAGATTAACTCCTATAATTGAAAGTCCAGAACCACATGAAGGACAGCATTTAGGTAGTATATATGGAGCAGCTTCTTCATGAAAAGTCTTGTTTTCTTCTATATAAGGAATGACATCATTTGAGCGCTTGATTAAAAATATATCCCCAATATGTGGTTTAATATTCTCAATAACGTTTTTGTAGTTATGTAGAGATGCTCGTTGAATAATTGCTCCCCCTAGCGTTATGGGTTCTACAATAGCTACTGGAGTTAATGTACCAAAACGACTTATATTCCATTCAACATTAATCAATTTTGTTTCTTTAAATTCAGCCGTAGGCTTCAGAGCAATTTCATAGTTGTGATGGTGCGAGATAATATAACTAGCATCAATTTTTTCATGAAGAGAGCAATTATTTACTTTTAGCACTAACCCATCAGTTTCAAAACCCCATTTACTTCGTAAAGTACTTTGATAATAATCATAATACGCTTTAATTTCATCATATTGGGCACTAAAGAAATTACTATAGTCTACTGTTTGAAATCCTAGAGAATTTAAAAATTCAATTTTATCATCTTCATAGTTAAATTCTTTTCCAATATCTTTTCCAATAATTTGATATGCTATAAAATGAAGATATTTCAAATCTTCAAGACCAGTATCTTTTCTGTTTACAAGGCCTATAGCTATATTACGAAGAGGTTTTCCATTAGTTTCATATTCTATATTAGTTGGCAAATATAATTCGCCGCGAACTTCAAAGTCTACACATATGTGAAGAGTTTTTGGAATTGTAGTCATGTATTTAGCAATATGAGTAACATCAACTCCTTCAGTACCAGTTCCTCTTGTTGCAGCATAAACTAATTTTCCATTTTTATATTTAATGGTACAAGAACCTCCATCGATCTTTGGTTCAATAATAAGTTGTTCTTCAATTGGGAGTTTTATTTTATTAAGCCATTTTTCAACTTCTTCAACTGTTTTAGCTTTTTGGCAACTTAACATTGGTATATTATGATGAACTTTTTTACCTTTAGCTACTATTCCTACAATTTTGAAATATTTATTGTTAGGATCAAGTTTTCGAAGGTCTTCCTCAAGATTATCAAATTCTTCATCACTTAAAATAGGCTCATTATTATAATAAGCTTCTTTTGCTTTTAGTAGTTGTTGTACTATTTCATTTATAGTCATATAGATCCTCTAAATGATTCTGTATCTTTGTTTTAATATATTTGCAAATTCAGAAAAAGTTAAACGATCAGAAGGGGCTAAATATAAAAATCCACAAACTCCTTTTGTAATATATTTTAAATAAACTTCCTCTAGAGTAATAAGTTCCATTTAAGTTCTCCTTAATTATTTTTTATTTGCCCAGAGAGGGAATTGAACCCTCACGACTTTAAAAGTCAAGGCATTTTAAGTGCCTTGTGTCTACCAAATTCCACCATCCGGGCTAAGTTCAATTAGTTATCTTCATTAAATTTGATTTCAGCATTTGTAGTCACTTTAGCTACTTTACAAAATACAAAAGTTATAATTGATACTATCACAATAGCTACGATAACATAAATCATATATTCTCCTTTGAATCATTTTAATAATTATATTAAACCATATTAATATTAAAATGTACATCACTTTTTTAGTAATTATGAAAATTTTTTAATAAAAATTCTTATTATAAAATATACAAATTCAACATAAAAAGTTAACTAAAAATTTTTTTGTTATTTATTAGTCTTTTTTAGCCTTTAATGCAGCCATTCTTTTCCACAATTCAGCTAGCATATTATCATCAGTAATTTCGCCATCAACTTTTTTAACATGCTCTGCTGCATAGTCTAAAATCAATTCATATAATTGACTTTTCTTAATTCCTCGAAAAAACTTTCCACTATAAATCGGCTTCATCAACATAATATTTTTTACTCCTTTTGATTTATTCTTATTTATTTAATTCAATTTCTATTATTGGCTCTGGTTCTATTGTAATACATTCTCCCTTAACATAACGAATACGCTTTTCTTTCATTGTATGAGTTATAGAAACTATTTTTAAGCAAAGACCATTTGCTGCTTTTACATATTCACCTACTCTTGGTAAAGCTACAAATTCAGTAGGCCAAGTTACTCTTTTCCCTTCATCTACATTAGTATGACAAATAGCTTTTATCATTTCTTTTACTCCTTAATCCTTTTCTTATTACAAGCTACAAAGTAATCACCAGGAGCTTTGACAGTATAATTTCTTTTGCTACAAAGATTTCTGCAATACCCAGAATTAACCTTTGCTACTATACCGAAAAAAGTTACATAATTAAAAGGACAAGTAGAGATTAATCTTGAATCAATAACAATTGTATTATCATCTTCAAAACAATTATCTTTTTTCATTCAACATCTCCCTCAATAAATTCAGAAATAAATTTCTTAATAGATTCACATATACCAAGCTCTGCTAAAGACAGAGAAGCATAATGCTCTGACTTCATATTTGATAATGTATATTTTACACTCCAAAAAAGAGTGGGTATTCCATTCACTTCTGTTGTATAACCCTGTTTTATTATACAGACTCTGATATTTTCACAATATACTTGCCAAAGTGTATCATTTATCCTTTTAAATCTAAATTTTTTAAGCTTCATTTAACTCTCCTTAGTTTAATAATAACATTTTTCTCTGCGCTTTTGATATTGTAAATACTCTTTTCCCCATGAACCTTTCCATTTTGCTTTTCTTGCAAAACGACGGTGTAACATACTCATTTGTTCAAGATTATCAGTGCATAAATGATTCCATACATCGAACCAAATTAAATCATATATAGTTTCTTTTAAAGGTTTCCATGTATAAATATCAGCACAGATTATTTCAATTTTGTTTGGATACATTTCTAAATAGTGTTTTCCTACAAGATCAATAACTTCTTGAGAAATTTCAATAATTGTTATATGCTTAACTTCAGGTTTTAAACACATTGCATTTAAAACCATTCCAATCCCTAAACCAGCTATTAAACAATTTCCTGTTGCTTGATATACTGCAGAATAATGATCTCGTTTTTCATCAGGAGTATCACTCATAAGAAGAGTATCTTTATAATATAAAAAAGTATATTCTCCATTAGGAACATATCTTCCATCCATAGAAAATTGAAATCTAGGTTCCACATGTTTTCGGATTACCTTGAAATCACCTATTTGCCCATTAGGAATATTTACATTTGGGATTGAATTCATTTTAATCTCCTTTTATATACTACGCTCTTTCTGAATTAAAAAGACTTATTTGTTTTTTAGCTTCATCTGCATAAATACTTCTTAATTTTTGTTTATCTATCACAGAAAAAGTTTCTCCTCCAAGTTCATGGCCACGGCTATCAATAATATAAGCTTCTTCTTCAGTATAATGCATTACGCTTTTATAATCATAGGCAAAATCTTTATAATTATAAAACTTTGATTTTCTATACAAAAATTGTTGAGCCATACCGAGTGAATCACATTCTGACCAATTAATAGAAATATACAAATCTCTATCTTTACGTTGATGTTCATGCATTAGTCCTAAACTATGCCCAAGTTCATGAGTTACTGTTCTTTTATTAAAATTTGCTAAAATCATCCCCATGAATTTATGTTTTCTATACCCTTCTACAGTAGAAAGCCCTTGAAATTGAGATGAATCTACTGTGCCAATATGAAGTATTCCATCACCAAATTCTTGAGTTTCTTCAAATTTTATAAGGCCTTCTGTATCTTTTGTAATATCATCAAAAATTTTCTTTGTTGCATTTTGGTCTTCTTGTGAAACTTGCCAGAATGTATATCGTACGACTCCTTCTGGCCATGGCAAAGCACAAGTATCTGGATTAGCATAATAACAAGCTCCAGAAAATAAAAATAAAATAAACAATAAATATTTCATATTTTTCTCCATATTTATTCAACTTTCTTAAATATAATATACTATATTTTGATACAAAAGTACATCACTTTTTTATATATTTTAAGAAAAAATTGAATAAAAAATGGCTCATTTTTAATGATTTTAAACTATAAATTTCATATATCTACTTTTAAAGTACCACATTTAGGGCATATAAATACAGTTTCTATTTTAATATCCTCATACTGATTATAAGGCAATTCGAATTTTGATATTAAAAATTCCTCATCTCCTATTAAAATTTGCTCACCATTCTCGTCATAATCATCCGAATACTCATACCCACAAACACATTTCATAATTTAATCCTCTCTTTTAGGAAGTAAAGTGTAATCAGGTTCATCTAATTCTATCAATATTTTATTCCCTTCTTTGACAGGAATATTACTAAGAACACTTAAGCATACCTTTATAAAACGTTCAAATACAGTCTGGTCTATATATAAAAACCCACTTATAATGTCTGAAAGAAATTCACGTAAAGGATGTTCTTCTTTTATATAAGGATAAACAATTCCAAAAAGAACTATAAAAATATCTTTTTGATCAATATATTTAGGCTCAATACCACTCCTTTCTCCAATAAGTATTTTCATATCTTTAATAATATATCCTCTTTTATACCAATGCTTAGCATAAAGTAGAATATGACTATTCGGATTCTTCATATATTGTCTCCTTTTCAGTAACTTCCATAAAGTTTTTTAATATTTCAATCAAAGCAAGTTGCCTCGCTTTTTCATATCCTTCTGAAACTTTACAAAGAACTTTTATATGTTTATTATAGTCAGTATAAGGAAGATCAATTTTATAATATTCACTATTTTCATGTGAATAGTCTTTTTTATAAATTGGATTTTTCATTTTAATCTCCATTTAATATAGCTGAACAAAATCTTTATATTCAGGGTATTTTTCGTTAAAAAAATTAAAAGCTTGTTTTTCTGCTTTCTTACGTGTAAAAGCTAAGATAGTAATTTGATCTAGCCATTTTACATAAATTCCACAAATAGTTAAATTATGATTTTCATCAAAGTAAACCAATCCTTGAAAATAGTATTTTCTATTAAAGATTTTCATTTTTACCGAACCTCATTTTTGTAAATGCAGAATTAACTAAGCGATTGCCCGATAAACATTCATTTTGTATCCATTGCCCAAACTGTTTAAAACAAGGAGCACAAATTACCGTAGTTGTTTCATCTGAAGTATATCCTATTTTACGATCTCCATAGGCTTTTATTAAAACTTCTTTTGAAGCTTCTACTTGTGCTTGTGTTGTTAACCCTTCTGTATATGCTTTTGCTTCAGCTTGAACACTTTTTAAAAGAACATCTCCCCCTGATTGCATAAGTTCAATAAGAGAAATTATTTCAGTACCACAAAAACAACAATTTTTTTGTTTTCCCTCAAGAGACCAAACTCTTTCACTTTTAGAAAAAGGAATATGAGAACAAATAATGTGAAAAAGTTTTGCTGTGCCTTTCTCAATACAAGTTTGCTTTCGATCAGGAGCAGTAATATATTGCATATCAATAATATGCTGTTTAAATTTTGAGTACTCTTCTCTATCTTTATGATCTTGCAGATGTTGAAGCTTGAGATTTTCTTGTTTTCTTTTTTCAAGACGTTCTTTTTCAAGTTGTTCTTGTTTTTCAGTTTCAATAACTTTATCTACAACTTCTTTGAATAAAGCTTTTTCTTCAAAAGCTTTTCGAAAAGGGCTAATAGGTTTATCCATTAGTGTTTTCTCCTTCTTTAATAATTTCCCAATGATGTATATTTTCTGGTGTCCAATAAGAATGAAACATTGGTTTATGATCTGGAAGAGGGTATGCAATATTACAATCGAATTTCAATATAATATTTCTTCCAGTATGTTTACACCAATTTTTTGCAGAATTAATATTATTCCAACCTCTAACAGGCAATAAAATACATCCAGTAGAGATATACTTTTTTAATTTTTTATTTGTTGTACAATGATATAAAATCATAATTATTTATCTTTTGAAAGTTCATCACAAAAAAGTTTTTCAATTTGCTCTTCAAATGAAGTACTTTGATAATTGAAAACACTTCGTAAATCTGCATTTTTATCTAATTTTGCTAAAATCTCTGTCAGATCTTTAACTGTAAATGAAACAGAAATCAATTTATTTTTATTTTGAATTTGTGAAAGTTTATTAAGGGCTTCTTGTATAATCATAAAAAAATCCTCTTATATTAAATTATATCGTTTTAAAATTGAATTTACTTCTATTTCAATATAAGTATTGAGCAACTCTTTTATTTCATTTTTACTTCTCTCAACGGCCCGCGTTTCGTCATGAAGAAAATAATCTCTATCATATTCACAATTTTCTGCAGCTTTATTGTATTTAATTTTCTTTTCAAAATAATTATTACACGCTTCAAGCAAATCTTCAAGTGGATCCATAAGTTAACTCCTTTTAATTTTTTATAAACTCTTCAAATGTTTTTCTTTTAGTGTACCATTTAATATACTTTTTTTTATATTTAAACCAAAAATAAAAAGAGAACTCAGACCCAATAATCATACTTTTTAATGCAATAAGACAAAATAAAATTTGAAGTATTAATATTAATTTTTCAACAATATTCCATAAAATTTCAATCATATTTTTTCTCCTTTAAATTAATCCAGCTTTTTTAAAACAAGCTTTACAATCTTGCCCGTTTTTCCAATGTTCTGTTCCTTTAAATTCATCACATTGAGATTCATCAATTCGAAGCATTGCTACTTTTCCACATAATGATATATTATCTTTAGAATCAAAAATGTGAAATAATTGGCCATAAGACAGATTAGTTATGTATTTTCCTTTCATAAATTTTTCTCCTATTTATTTCCTAATTTTATATCTTCTAAAGTGCATCGAACATAGTCATCAATAGCCTCATTTTCTTTAAGAGACTTTTGAAGTTCTTCATTGTCGCATATTGGACATTTTCCATTTATAGTATAACTTTTTTCACAGCCGCAAATTTCACATTTCATTTTAAAACCCCTATTTAGGTAATCTCATAAATACTTCATCTCTCGGTAAAGGGCAATCTTTAATCCATTCTATATCATTCTTTACTTTCCATAGTGAGAGATTTCCATAGCTAATATTAATTCCTTTAAAAACATTAAGACGTAATGATTTATTTATAATTCCTTGACCAAGAAGTAGATCATTAAGTTTAACAAAGTCGAATACATCTTGTTGTTCATGAAGAGTAACAGTTACCCCATCAAGTATTGCTAAGAAAGCAAAAATAAGATCTGCTCTAGCAACATTTGCTGTGTATAGATAGATTTTAGCAGATGGGTTCTCTTCTTGTATACTCTCGATTGTAAGAAATAACAAAGAAGGAGTAAGTAGAGGTTCTCCTCCTGTAATAAGAATCTTTTCATATCCTTTGTAAGAAGTTACAATAGGAAGATTTTTCAAATCCCAATCTTTATTGCAACATCCTTCACAAGATCTATTACATTGTGAATGAAGCAAAAGCCTTAACTTCATTTTATTCTTCCTTTTTTAAAAGTTCTTGAACGGCTTCTTCTTCAGTAGCCTGTGAAATTAAACACTTTGAATTTTTCGCATAGGGTTTACGCTCCATAACCATAAACCCATCAGAAGTATAAAACATCCATCGATGATTATATGTAATACGAATATCAAGATCATCAACATGAGTTTTTAAAGCTTCAATTATAGTCATTTATTTTTTCCTAATTAAAATTTAAATTTTTCTGTAATTCATCAAGAGTTTTATAAGTAGTATGACCTCGAGTTTGGTTTTTAGGAATATATTGCCAACCTTCGGGAGCAGGCATAATAACTCCTATATACATATCATCACAACTAACTGGTATTGAAGTATCTCTATCTCCAATTTTACCTTCAGTATACAAATATTTAATGATTGGCATTAAATTCTCCTTTAAAGCTGATGATTAGCAATTTTAGTCAATTGCTTTGCATATTTCAGAGTCTTATTTCGTGCTGAATTTAAGTGTTTACCATTAAGATGTTTCCCACTAAGAATCCACTTAGCATAATAAGAAAGAAGCTTAGCATCTGGTTTTGAAAATCCACGATGATTGGTAGTAAGAACAGATTCATTTTTTTGTTCATCAAGCGTTTGTTGTTTGTATAAAGCTACGATTGCTCGTTCTAACCAGGCTTGATTTTGGATGAGATGTTCTTTAATTATTTCGGGAGTGTAAGTTATCATATAGCCTCCTCTATAATATTATTACTTTTCTTTAAATTAATTATTAGCAAATTCATAATCCCAAGCTTTTTGATACGAATTAGAATTACCCTCTCTTTTTATCCACTCATCGTAACAAGCATCACATTGCCAATGATAATCAGATCGTATATTATTATGAGCATAGGCAGAAAGCCAAATCATTGATTTTGTTTCTTCAAAAAGTTTTTTGTTATCCATAGCAGTTAATTTAGCAAGATAATCTGCTTTTGGCCTTTTATAATTATCATTACCAGAATATTTAGTATCCATAGCTATCTCCAATAAAATGTTCTAAGTTGATTTTTAAGACCTTGCTGAAATGCGATATAAAGATCTTTGAACTCTGTTTTAATATCTTTAATTAAAGAAGCAACTTCAGAGTCTGATAAACCACCGGTAATACTTGGATATAATTTACGAAAACTGTCAATAGCTTGTTGCATAATTATCCCCTAATTTTGTTTTTTAAGCCATAAATCTTTTTTCTCTCTTGCATGTTCTAAATTGCGAGCTAGGCATGAAAAAAGTTTACCCTTAAGTGAACAGTATTCATATTGAAGTAAATCTTTATTAAGAATTTCACTATAGTAAGGATTATAAAGTTCTTGACCAGGTTTACAATTTGATTTTATCATTAATCCCCTAGTTTATATAATTTTAATTCTTGTGTTATAGACTCAAAGTTTGTATTTAAAAAATCTTTAGCTTCTTGTAAAGTCTCTGATTGTTTCTTTAATGTAGCCCATTTCCAAACGCAATTAGGATTACCATTTTCATTAATATTTTCTTTAATAACCTGAAGTCGAATTTTATATGGTTTTTCATCAGATATATATCCAACATCTTTTTTGTTTAATTTAATATGATGATAATCAGGTTCAAAAGATTTATATTTGCCTGTGGGATGGTCTGTTTTAAATGTAAACTTCATTTTGATTCTCCAATCTAGATTCACCTAATCTATAATTATAAATATCAGTAGTAATTTTCTCCAAAGAAACTCCTGAAGCTTCAGACAAAGTAAGCACAGATAAAGTAACATGTGATAAATAGCATTCGCTAGAGGGTCTATTAATAAAACTATCATCACATAATGCAATAAATTTAATTGCTTTTTTATAATTCCACTTCATTGTACTCTCTCCCCTGCAGCTTTTAATTTTTCAATGGCTTGAGTATACTCAGCTTCAGTATCATAAGGAAGCATATAATTATCTCCATAGCCAGGTTTTTCATATCTCTTAGCTTCTGCTTTTGATATTTGGCCCATTAGTACATAATAAACTCCAAGTTGAGGATTATGGCGTTCTTTAATATAATATTTTTTCATTTGGTTTCTCCTAGTCTCTCATTAAATTTTCAAGAGCTTCTTCAAAGGAATTATATGAAGCTAATTTAATTGACGGCCGATTTAATTGTTTTTTATAAATCACATATTCTCCACCAAGATATTGATTATAAACATAAACTAAATATTCATGCTCATTTACTATTTTGAGATTTTTATTTTTAAGAGCTTCAGCTATATGCATTTTGTTTCTTCTTATTACTTAATAATGAAAGTGTATCATAATATCAATAAAATGTACACCACTTTTTTCATAAAAATAGAAAAAAGTGGTAATATTTTTTATGTATAAATCTAGCGTTTTTGTTAATATTTAAACGTGTTTTATTTAGTTTCTTCATTTATATTGGTTTTTGATAATTCTGCCCTATAGTTTTCCATATATAAATCAATAAATTTTTGTTTAGCTTCTTTCCTCGAAATACCTTGATGTTCAGAAATAGTAATAACAGTATCTATAAAACCACATTCTATACATTTTCCATTATCATCAAAAATAGGAAATGAGCCATCAGAAAACTCAAGATACACTTTTTTAGAAAGTTCATGAATCAATTTAAAATAAAATGAAATATAATAAATTTGTTCTGTGTCTTCAAAAACAGATATATCTGGGTCATAAACCCATTCATTATCTACTAAAAGAATAGTTCCACATGGAAATACTATTAGTTCTGCTTTGTTGTCATATTCAACATATTCATCTTCAAAAAATCTTTTCAATACTCGTATGATCTTATCTCGTTGACTTCGTTGTTCTTTATTCATTGTGTTAACTCCTATTATTTTCTTCTATTAAAATATATACAAAAATGGAATTAAAATTTAACCAATTTATTATGGTTTTGTATATGTATTTATATGGAAACAAAAAAAGAATATATTTGCCAAATTTGTGGTTTTAAAACTGTAACTAATGGTTTAGGAATGCATTTGAGTCGTTCTCATAAAAAAGATATTACTCTTAAAGAATACTATGATAAATATATAAATACTTCTGACCATCTATGCGTTTGTGGTAAAGAACGTAAATGGTGGGGTTTAATGGGCGGATATGCTAAAACTTGTGGAAATTCAATGTGTATATATGAAGAACAAAAGAAAAGTAGAGTCATAACTACAGGTTACGAAAATTCTTGGCAAGATCCAAAAGTAATCGAAGAAATGAGAAAACGATGTAAAGAAAAAACGGGTTATGACCATCCTTGGAAAAATCCAAAAGTATTAAAAGAAAGAGAAGACAATTGGGAAAAGACTCTTGGGGTGAGGAATCCTGCAAAATGCCCACAAATAATTAAAAAAATGAAAGAGACTTTAGCTTGTAAAACTAAAGAGGAAATAACTGTAAGTAACAAAAAACGGGAGTGTACATGTTTAAAAATTTGTGGAGAAACTAATATTAGAAAAAGTAAAGAGTATAAAATATATACTAAAAAAATTAAATTAGAAAGATATGGTGATGAAAATTATGTTAATCCAAGAAAAGCAAGAGAAACTAATATAATAAAATACGGAGCCCCTATACGACCTTGGACAGAAGAAGAAAAACGAAAAGCAGTAATCGAAAGAGCAAAAAATAAACCCAAAAGAAGTGCGGGATACATAAATACTAAAGCCACGAAATTTTTTCAAGCTTTAGAGCTTTTATTAAATTATATGGGGGCAGAATTTTCTATCGATTATGGAATAAAAGAAAATAAAAAAGTAATACGCCATGAAAAGAAAATTAGAGTAAAACCTATAGAAGCATTAAAGAATACTGAATTTGAAAATATTTCTCTTAAAAAAGTTACAGTTAGATTTCTAGATTGCTATTTAGAAATAAATCATAGAAAAATTGCAATTGAATTTGATGAGCGTTCACATAAAAATCCAAAAATTAGAAAAAAGGATCTTCAAAGAGAACTAGAACTTTTATATAGCATTTCTATTTTAGAAATTTTTCGAATTGATCAAGACGAAATAAAAAAGAATTATTTTAAAATCTTATTTGACTTATTAAATATCATACTTACAACTTCTTCTAATCCAATTATTTATAACAGCTATTTACCACTTCATTTACAAAAACAAAAACCTTAGTAATTTCTTACTAAGGTTTTTTATTTTCTTAACTAATTTTTAATTAATCTCTAATTAAACTGCCCAGTTAGGAAGTGACGCTAGGGTGAGAAGACGAATGAACCCTTTATTTAGAATAAGGTAGTCCTCCACGGAGGCAGTATTTCCATCTATATAAAATTGGGGATATGCAAGAGACGCGCTGATTTCACATAGAGTTCCAAAACATAAGGAAGTATCAAGGCCCTCTAAAGGATTTTTGTAGGTGAGTAGCATCTCAGTAGGCTGAACTAATGCAGTATCACCATCTTCAGCGGGGACTTGATATACTTCGATTCCATCAAGTGTTCCAGCTAAATATAATCCAGTTTTATTTGCGCTTTCATTACTCTTCCAAAGGTCATGGTATGTTAAATACGTTACGGCTTTATAACCAGCAACGATCTTATTAACTTCACCGCGTTTTATGCTCTGGTAAATTGCTCCACCAATGTCTCTGATGACTGCAAGAATTTTCTGTGCGTGTGACTTATAGCTAAGTTCACCAGCAGCAGCGAAGTCAGTGTCAAACGAGTATTGGGTATTTACTTTTGCAATGCTCTTTGCAATTCGAATAGCTTTATAGTCTTTCGACTTGGCATGCTCATCACCTACAGCCCCAAGAAGAAGAGCTTCAGCATCATCAAGACCAGTCGTTCCTAGTAACAACTCAGTCATAGTAGTATATGAATACCCTAACATTTGAGGAGTTGCTTGAAAACGTTTCTTAGAAATACTTAAGCTTACTTTTGGATATGAAGAGTCAGTAAAACGAGCTGATTGCTCAGAGTCCCATTCAAAGTGAACAGTTACAGTGCTAGTAGCAGGAACAGCAACTGAAGTAACGATAGTCACAACGCCAGTAGCAAGAACACAAGTTCCACTCGATACAGTCCAAGTAGTATTCGCAACAGCAGTTAAAGTACCATCACCAACGGTATCCATAGCAACAAGAATACCATCAATTAAAACTAAGGTTTTAAAAGGAAGAATTGGGTAATAACCACAAGTAATAGCATTCGAAGTAGAAGCATTACCAGCAGCAGACTTATCACCAGCAGTACCAGCTGAGTTGTAATATGCTTTTTCATAAATCTTATCAGCAGCTGTCTGACCTTTATCAGTAACAGTATTTTCATAAGTCATATCAATGAAGAACAATGCATCATCAGTCGTTGATAGGGGAACTTCAGTGAAAATATCTCCACGATGAGAGTTAGCAGTACCGATTCGAACTATCTTTAGAACATTTTCAGGAGTTGTAGAAAAGTTCTGAGAGATAATAGTTTCATTAAGTTGTTTTAAATGGTTCTCTACGTTTTGAAGTGCACAAGCTACTCGACGAGCTTTATTTGCATTTTCATTATAAAGATCTTTAAGACCAATACCAATATCAGTCTTGACCCATTTTTCTAAAAGTCTTTGGCCACGTAATTGCTGGTTCTTCAAATGCTGTTTAGCTTGTTCATGAAGAACATCCTTACGGCCATGTTTTTGTATAGTTTTCATATAGTTTTCGTTTCCTCGATAAATTTCAAAATATTAAATTGTTTACGCTTGAGAGATTTCTCACGCTAAAGGAAGGTCTTCTTGACTTAAATCCTGTATAATTGCAAAAGCAATAAACTTATTTTATTATTAGTAATGTGAAAAAATAAATTTATTTTATTTTTGATAATAAAAAATTTTTAAAATAAGTTATTTTAATAGATTTTTTATAAAATTACCTTTATGGTCTTTTCCTTGTTTAACTTTAGCGGGCCAACTATGTAGAATATCTTTTAATAAAGCTCTTTGTTTTTCATACGCTTCATCTTCGTCTGGGCCCATCCAAAAAGATAAATACAATTGGTCTTCATCTATAACAATTTGTTCAACATATTTTTTTAAATTTGTTATGCGTTTAGGGACATGTAATTCATTTTCAATTTTACCGTAATATTGTGCACCATGATCAATTATTTTATAATTATTGCTTAGAGTATCTCCATCCAAAATAAATAATACTCCCGAGTCTTGATAAACTTTATTATTTGGATGTCTGGAAAAGAATACTAAATCAGCTTCGTGCGGAGGAATTGGCTGAGTTGCAATAGTACTAAACGTACCTGGAGGGCTATCATTGTGAGCCATATATTCAAAATAAGCTAACTCTAATTCTTTTTGTTGCTCTTTATTAAGCCCTAAGGTATTTGTTTTACAAATATTAAAAAAACTATCAACAGTAGTATAATGGTAAATATTCCCAACTTGTTTAGCTTCTTTTAATGAAATATATCTTTTCATAATTATTAGTAACTTTAGCAAAAAAAAAAGCTACTGTGTTTTAAACAGTAGCTTTAAATATATTTACAATTTTAAGGAGTCTTTGTTATTTACGGCCTTGTAACCAAGCGGGTTTTTCGGATTTTTTAGATTCAGAGAATTTTTTAATCTTCATACCATCTTGTGTCTTTACTTTACTTTTACTTTCAAATCTCATTAACTTCGCAACAGCTTCTTTAAGAGTTTTTGACTCAAGCAGATATTTTTTAATATCTTTTATTGCAGGGTTCTTTTTCATTTCCCGAGCAACAAAAGCATTAACATATGTTTTTTCTGCTAAAGGCTGTTTCTTAGAAGGACGAGGGTCTGAATTTCTTATAATTCTCTTTTCGCCATGATTGTAAGAAAACTGATAACGGCGTACTGATTCAGCTTTACGACCAGGTTCAGCAATCATTTCTTCATCATTTACTACTTCATCATCTTCATTAAGAGTTTCAGAATCCGCTACAACTGCATCAGGGTCTTCATTTACTTGGTCAAAGTCTTCTTCGATAATTTCTTCATCAGGATTGATAGCGTCGATATCTTCATCTTCATCAAGCCCATTAGGAACTTTATCTTCTATTTGACCATCATCAGTAATTGTTTGCCCATTTTCATCTTCGTCTTCAGTTATTTCATCGGGTAGTTCATCAGTCATTTCATCATCTTCAGTAATAGGCTCTTCATCACCATCACCATCAATACCCATAACTTCTTCGTCTTCTTCCGCAATTTTTTCGTCTGAGTCCATATTACCGAGTTCTTCTTCAATCACTTCTTCTTCAGGAGTCATAGCATCAATATCTTCGTCTTCAGCAAGTGAATTAGACCCAGAAGCTATAGTAGCTGCCGCTTTATTTTCTTTAGGATAGTCTTGGCGTTTTTCTTCTGAAGAATCCATTTCTTCTTCAAATTTAAAACCACGTTTAATAAGCATCTGTTCATAAATCTTAATTCGTTTCTCTGCTTTAGCAAGAGACTCTTTGAATTTTTTAGATTTTTCTTTAAGATAATTAATATCAGAATCACGTTTGAGAGTGTCTTCCATAAGGTCAGTCATCTCACTTAATTTAGTGATTTCTAATTTTTTTGCAAGCTTATGTTCAAAAAGCTTTTCAACTGCAGTAATGTCTTTTAACATCTCAGTTTCATTTTCTTTAAGACTAGAAACTTCTTCAGACATCTTCTTAACGTTTTCTTTAAGTTCGTCTACATTAACAGATTCATCAAGACCCACTTTTTCGATAATAGCTTTCGCTTTAGAATATTTTTCGTTAAGAGTTTTAAGTGCATTTTCATTTTCAATAACTTTAGCAGAAAGTTCTACAACTTTTCCCTCTGCAGTTTTCTTTTGTTCTTCAAGTTTTCCTTGAAGTTCAACAACAGTGCTATCTACACGTTCAGAAAGATCTTTAAGTTCTACAGGAACTTCAATATCTCTTAAAGTTTCAATAGCTTCTTTTAGATTTTCATTTTTACGTGCCATACGAATAGCTTCTTTAATACTATTTCGTAGTGTAGATTCTTGAAATTTTTCCATATGTTTCTTACCCTCATTTTCGTTTATATTAGAATCTTCAATTGCTTCTTTCAAAGATTGAATATTTTTTTCTTTATTATTAGTAATAGTTGCTTCTTTTGTTTCACTTAATTCATCATTTTTTTTATCAGTTTCACTATTGGGAGCCTGTTCTAAATTTTCATACGTGGCAAACACTTGTTGGGAGGGATTAATTACCGCGTCTCCCCAACGTTGTAAATCGTACGAATCTGGGTCAACAGTTTTTTCATCTTGTAAAAACTCACCAAATCCCACACGACTTACTCCAATGGACCCACCAGCTTCAATAGTTTCTTTTATTAAGTCTCCATTATCTCCAACTAAATACCAATCACCATAACTACAATGTTCCCCTAATTTAGGATTATGCCATACTCCACAAATGTTAAGGATAGAGCCATCTTCATCATCACCTGGATGATCAGCTAATGAAAGTGTGCCTTCAGCTATTCCTTCTTTTATAATCTTTTCATCTAAAGCTCTAGGGTATATACGGCCATTGAGATTTTCTGTATATTTGCTAACAGGAACATTTCTAATTATATGTCTTGCTTTATATTGTTTTCCATCAACAGATTCAGTGAGAACTTCTTTTAAAGTTTCAATTTGGTTTGGCAATATATTTAATTGGCAATTCTCAATAAGAAGAATTTTACCTTTTGATTTAGCTTTTTCTTCTAAGGCTTGTCTTCGCTTTATATTCATGTTTTTACCTTATTCATAATAGTATTTATTAGTATAAATTTTTAAATTTACAAACTAAAAAAGCTTAGGTTTTAATACCTAAGCTTTATTCTTTAATTATTGTTTATATTTTTTATTGATATACTATACCAGAATCATCTAAAATAGAAATGTCTTTAGAATCTAATTTCTGTTTATGTAGTAATTTACCCCGGATTCTTATAAGTTGGCGTATATTATAAGCTTCATCTTCTAAGTGTTTATTATCTTTAACATATTGATCAATAGCCCCAATTATATTTATGCCTTCTTTTAAATGAACACTATAAGGTGATTTCCATTTCTTATGACCTTGATTATACCCATCAAGATGATTTTCTGCAAATTTGAATTTGTATTCTTTTGATTGATTTTTCATAGTACCTTTCATATGTTATATTTGTTTTTACGCTTGTCTAATAAAGTCAATTTCAATTTTATTGCTAACTTGTTCTACATTTCCACAAGCGAATCCACCGCCAAATTTAGCTCTTATTTCGTCTGTAATTTTGTCTACTGTTTTAGAGTCAGTGCCATCTCCAGTACCTAAAGCAGTCTTAATATCTCCGAAGTCTTGAGGATAAGCAATTGTTATACTATTTTTACTGTGTGATAATATTCTTCCTTTCGAAAGAATACTACTTTCTTTTAACTGTGACTTATATCGTTTCATTTTTTCTTTCCCCCAAATAATAATTTACCAGCTCCAAATAGATATCCTATTTGTTTTAATCTCTTAATATCAACAGCCATACTTTTTAGTACTGAGATAATAGTGTCTTCTTTATTTTCAAACGTCTCTTTATCAAGTGCTGAAAAGTCTGCTTTTTCTGTGTATTTGCTTTTGTATTTCATACTAACTTATTGTGTAATTTCAATTTTTTGTTTTTGTAAAGCTTCTAATGCATTTTGATAATCATTTTTATTATTAAAAACAATTCTATTTGAATAGTCTTGTTTAAAAGGAATTCTTATATCATGCAATATATCCAAAGTTTTTTGTACATTGCCTCTATATAAAGAAACTTCTATAATAAACTTTGCTTCTTTTAAAATTGATTTATATCTTTTCATTATTTACCTCAAAAAGTTTTCTAATAATTTTTTAATCATAAACGGGCCCTCTATAATTATCAGCTTTTAATGTGCTAATTGAAATATAGATATAGGGCGTATTTTTATTATCACTTAAATTATCTTCATTCATATGAACCTGAATTTTATCTTTTAAATTTTCATATGATGTAACATCACTTTGTTTATATGAGTCATCATAAATATGAAAATCATTCTTTTCTAACCAATGTTCAATAGCTTTAAAAGCAGAATCTTTTGCCTTCACTCGGTAAAAATCTTTTCTGTCAGGTACTTTAAATGGCTTTAAACTATCTTTATCTAACCCAAAATTCTTAGCTAACTCATTAGCTACTTTTTGTGGTGAAGTTGATTCTTTCAAAACTGATTTATATCTTTTCATAGTTCTCTTTTATATTGCTTTAATATTGTTAAGACCATATTCTATTGAGACTCCTTTAAGTTCTGGTAAGTTAAATTTTACATTTGCTTTATGAGCAATCCTATCAACAAAAGTAACAATACCTTTAGTACCTTTCTTAATTTTAACATTTGTAAGAGTATTTTTTCTAAAAGGCTGTTCTATAATTTTATCTATTAAAGTTTTAACTTCTTTACCTTCAAGAGTATCGTTGTCCAAAGAGGTATTTTCTTTCAAAACTGATTTATATCTTTTCATCATCAATCACCCTCCGAGGTTCTTCTAATAATTCTTCACCAAGCTCTGTACAATAATTCCCTAATCGCTTAAAGAATAATCGAGCTTCTTTAGAATTTATATGGAATAAATTTATAATAAGCTTAACGAATTTTCTTCGTTGAGCATCATTTCCAAAATTCTCATCACGTAGCATACGGACTATTTCTGCTACTTCTGAATCTTCTAGTTGTTCATTGTATTTTGATTTGTATTGGGTCATTTATTTTAAATAGTGCTTTTTAAAATATTCAACAAGATTTTTAAATACAAATTCTTCATCATCATTAGGAAAATAGTCTGCTATATTACTGTGTAAAAGCTCACAAACTGACTTAATATCACCTATATTTAGCTGAGCAGATACTTCACTAAGTTTACTTTTGTACTTTTTCATTATTATCACCTATTTGAATAAGCTTTATTTACTATTTTATTTAAAAATCCTATATTTCTCCAGGACCCTAGATATTTGTTATTAATATTTTCGATGTCTCTACCATATTCTTTTGCTATCTGAGCTAAAATTATGCTATTAAGCTGTCCCTCAATGAAATCATCATCATAGTCTAGCTCAATTACTTTGTCAGGCAATTCTTCTTTAGTATGAGCATCAATATACTTTGATAACTTAGCAGAACCTTTTACATTTATTTGAATTTTAAAATTAAATTCTCCCAAGTCTTCAGATCCGTTGTAAGAAGCATTTTTTGTTTCTGTTAATCTACTTTTGTACTTTTCCATTTATATTACCTCTTGTTGTATTATTGCTTTACCACTTACAGTAAAAGCTGTTTTTGCATCATTATACATTATATTAGTAAGACCATACTTGGCCAATGTTTCATTCACTATTTGAAAGGCTTCATCAGTTGGGTATACAATCGTTTCACCAGAATAAATTGCATCTTTCACAAATTTATCATCTTTGACTGAATACTTAAATGTAAACGTAAACTTTACATTGTCTTTATCAGAAGTGCTATCCTTCTCTGGTACAATAAATAGTACTGAGGTTTTGAATGCTTTGTTGAAGTCATTCATTATTTCAGTAAGAATTGAATGAGACTCTGGAACAGCTTCTGAAAATCTTGATTTATATTTCATAATTCCTTTATTTATAAGTCTTCATTTTATCTAAAATTTCAACAAATTTATCTCTTGCATATCCTGGGGTTACAACAAACACATGAGCAATTTTTTTAATGTCTGGCATAAGGGATTTGGCTAAATCTTCAAGTTCACTTTCTAATGTTGCATCTTTAGTTGCTTCTGAAAATCTTGATTTATACTTCATCATTTTTCCTCTATAATTTTCTTTAAATCATTAATACATTTAGTAATAATAGCTTGATATTTACTACCATCATCTTCGTCTATAAGCCCTTGAATAGTTTTTTGTCTTCCTAAAGTTACCCATACTTGCCATAACCCTGACCCCTGATCTTTATTGCCAAAAGACACTTCAAAATTTATTAAATGAAGACTATTTTCTGTCAATTTACTTTTGTATTTTTCCATATTATAACGCTCCAGCCATTTTTTGAAGATCTTTTAATGATACATTGATATAATTTGTTTCGGAATTGTCTCCATTTAATTTAATTCGTGGATAAAATTCTCCCGCCTTATTTTCTTTTATAAAATCTAGTATTGCTTTTTTTAAATATTTTGTATCTGAAGAATCACTAAATTCAGTTAATTTACTTTTATACTTTTCCATTTTAAACTCCTCTGATAATTTATCGTAATCTACATTGTTAGTCCAATCACTATCAAAAACCCATTTGTCTTTTTCTGAAGCTTTATCTTTAGAGCCATGCTTAGAACGCAGAGACTGTATCATTTTAAATTGAGATTTTGATTTTGCTGGCATTATCTTCTACATTTCTGGAGTGATATATACAGTCCCAGAGTCATACCATTCTAATTCAAATTTGTATTTTTTAAGTAAAGATGCAAACTCTTTTAAAACACCAAATTCATCGTATAGTGCAGGATATTCATCATAGCCGTATGCGTCAAAAATGTTTATATCATCTTTATTTAAAGACACATCTCCACCAAGTATAACTTTAGTATCATTGACTGTAGCTAATTTAAAATGTCCTTTTGGGTATTTTGACTTTAACACAGATAAAAAAGACTCGAACGATGTTGATTCTAGCAATTGTGGTTTATAACGTTTCATTTTACCCTCAAATAGTTTAATTATTAGTACAAATTCTATTCTTTTTCACTCTCTTGTTCATCTTGAATTTTAGCAATTTCAAGTTCTTTTTGCTTAACTACAATGTCTTGTTGAGCTTTACGCTGCTGGTCTTTTAATGAACGTATTGTGTCAGGATCAGTATCTTCTTTGTCATTTTCTCTTTTTATTTTATACTGAAGGTCTTTTAATTTTTGTTGCAAATCTTGAATAGCCAACTTAGTAGTTTCAGATTTGTCTGGCTTATCTGAACTAGTTGTGTCTTCAGCTTCGTTTAATATTGGTTTATATCGTATCATTATTTTACCTTTTATAATTTTTCAACGGCTAAACTATCTCCAGAAGCATAAGTAGCAAAGCCTTTCTTTTCTATCTTTTTAATAAAATCTTGCAATTTACTTCCTGAAGTTTTACTTATATCAAACCAAGCTTTATCACCTTTCTTAAGTTTTAAAATTTCTTTGTAAAAATCTTGAAGAGATTGTTAAGTTTCTTTTAGTTGTGGTTTGTATCGTTTCATTTATTTACCTTTGATTTATAGAACCTATATGTCTTCCACCCTTAGATGGTATAAAGTCTTTTTCGATCACTGGGTATACTTCAAATTTATCTGTAGCTTTATTAATATGAACGAACCATTTTTCGTTAGTACTTTTATCAAGCTCTTCTTGTAAAGTTTTAAAATCATCTAAATCAAAACAAATAATTTTTGAGCTCGTTATTTTATAGTCAATACTAAATTTTTTCAATATTTGTTCAACAATCGTTGTTTTAAATACTCTAGTATTACCACCAGGTGTTTTAATCTTAAGCTCAGTTTCTTTTAATTGTGGTTTGTATCGTTTCATTTAGAATTCCTATCTAAATATTTTTTAATCATTTGTCTCATCATTGGTATAAAAAACTTTATACCGTTTACAATTCCAGCAGCATGTTTGTCTAATAGTTGATTTCCCCCATGATATTTATTCCAATGATTAGGGGGTCGATGCTCAGGATAAATAGCTGCATCAAATTGAGTCATATTAAAATTCATCCCTTGAAACTGAAACGCAGGGACATCCGACCAAACTTTTATATCACAATTTAAAAATACTTCTTCAATATCTTTGTCTGTTACATTTGGGTACCCAGGAGTTGTCTCAAGAAGTTTAAAAAAATCTAATACACGAATTTCAATAGTATATAAATTTCCATTTTCCAAACTCATTGAAGTTGGCTCAACAACTTTTGCATTGAAATTATCAGGGTATTTCGGAGTGCGTTCAGTGAGCCAAATAAATGTCACATAATCTTCTGCTTTATTTATTCGTAATTGAGTAAGCTTTGCTCTATTCGTTGGATTACCCATAAGCTTATTAGTTTCTTTGGCAAATTTTCTTGTGAAAGCAGACATTGAGGCATTTTTCATTAGATCTGTGAATCTAAGATTTTCGAGAAGAAGCCATTTATTTATTTGTTTATAACGTATCATTAATTTTCTTCTAAATACATATACATATATTTGTAAAGAAGTTTCAAAGGGTCTTCATTAATTTCAAAATTTTTATGGTATTCTTTCAACATACCATTAAACTTAAATTTTACAATATTATCAGCTTTAAGAATATTCGCAATAGTAGAACTAGATTTTCCAGTTAATTTAAAAGAATATATTATTTGCCAAGCATAAGCCATTATTTCTTGTTTAGAACCCAAATATTTTTTATTATCAGCTTTACTTTTTGTAAGCATTTTATTTCTAATTTCTTCATTTTCAATTCTCAAACTTTGTTCTCTATGTATTAATTCATGCCCTAAAATTTCTTTAAATTGAAGTATAAAATTATTAAAATTTTCTTCTGAATTTGCTATAGTTAAAAGATTAGAAAAATAAAAAATAAAAATTAATTGAGATTTTATATTTATACCACCAGTAGTAATAAATCTTTCATTATTTACTGGAGAATACTTAAAAAGTATTTTATCAAATTCAAGAACTTTATTTAATGATCTTTGAATTTCATTTAAGTCTAATCGAGACCCAAACGTCTTAAAATGTTTTTTTAGCTGCCTTACTTTTTCTATAATTTCAGTAATGTGATTTTCAGGGCTAATAACAGCTTCTTGAAATAATTCTAAAGAATTAACTTCATACCCATTATCTAACAATACTGCTAATTGTTCATCAAAGTCTTCAATGTTTTCTATACAAGAAAGATAACGTTTCATACAGATATTACATCACCGATTTCATTAATAAAAATTGCAGTATCAATTAGGTCTTGTAAAATATTATTTTTAACTTTTATTGCTCTTAAAATATTTGGGTATGCTCTTCTTAAAAGAGCAAGTTGCCTATTATTTATTTCTACTTGGCCTTCTCCGTAAATTACAATATAAATAATGTCCCCAATTAAGGCAGCTCTACCACGTAAATTGCCTTTATGAGTTTTGTGAGAAAGAATACTTTTATCTCCATTTGGTGGATTATCATGATGAGCTTCTTTAGCATCAATTATTTTACCTTCAGGAGAAACCCAGAAAACTAGAAGAGGTTTTGTGTGAGTAATAGCTCTTATAGCTTTGTCTGTATCAGCTTCTTTAAGAATTTTAAGAAATTCTTTTGAATGTTGTATAATAGATATTTGTTTATATCGTTTCATTTATTTTATTTTTTAAATTTTGTATAATACTTTCTATTGAAGGTATTTGCTTTATAGAATAATACAATAATGATTCATCCTTTAACTGCGGAGTATTTGGATTTTTAAAATCTAATGGCCAAAAATAAAAGTACCCTTTACCTTTTATTAATTCATACCCTAAAGGAAGTAGGGCTTTATTTATTTTAATAAGAGTTATACTTTCAATTAATGAATTATAGCGTCGCATAATTCTCTTTTTGCTTTATAAATAAATAGCTCTATTAATTTATTAACTAATAGAGCTATTTTAAAATACAGTCTCTATCGTATTATTTATTAGTAATACGACTTTGCTTCTTAACTTGACGCGCAGCTTCCATGATTTTGTTCATAGTAGCTCTTCCAGCTCGATTAAGCTTACGAAGCTCTCTAACTGCATGCTCAAGCTCCTGCGCCTTTTTTAGTACAATCGCTTTTGCCATGTCTATACCTCCTATAGTATAAAGTGCATTTAGGTAGTCTTCTCCACTTCACCATTTATATGTAGAATGTAGTTACCATCAAGATCTTTTAATAGAACCTTTTGTATATTTTGAGGCTTCATAACATGCTCAACGATTTCAGAAATACATCCAACAGGGCCTTGACCATTACAACGATATTCACGTTGATCCATTGGCCAATCCTTTTTACCATAAGAAACTCGTTTAAATATTATAGCCATATAAAGTTTTTCTCCTTAAAATATATATCCTAAAAACAATATATATTATATTGTTTAAAAAGTAAACAAAAAAATGTAAATTTATTGAAATTTTTTTATGCTTTTTTAGGTTCTGGAACCTTATCTATATAGGCCTGAGCTTCTTTTTCAGTCTCAAATTCTCGCCATTTAGAGTCTTTATTATTTGGTTTTGCATAATAGATTGTATCATCAAACATATCTTTTCCTTTTATTAGGCCAAACTCTTTTCCTTTTAATTCATCTACTTCTTCAGGTTTTCGAACTACATTCATATCAGCTGATCCTTTGCCTTTGCTTGGTTTTTCTGCGCCAGAAGAATAGTCTTTTGCATCGTCTTCATCATCAAATTTTAACCATTTTTTGTGACCACCATCTTTTGGATCAGGTCTTCCAAACCATTCACCAGTTTCTTCATTTTGAAACATTCCAAACCCTTTACCATATTTAACTATAGAAGCTTTGTCCTCTTCTTCAACTTCATCACTTGAATAGGCCCAAGGATCTCTTCCTTTGCCTTTCTTTTTTGGTTTTTCATCTTCATCTTCTGCTTCTTCACCAGTCATAGTATGCCCATTTTTAGCATAATAAATAGCTTCCTCAGAAGTATCAAAATAGTCTATTTTATCTCCAGACTTACCAGCATACATGCCTTTACCTAAGCTCCAGTGTTCACCGTTGTCTCTCCGTTCTCCGCCCTCTTTAATTGAAATATATCTTTTCATACTTTACCTATCGATATAATGTCTGAACTTTAATTGTCTTTGGTAAAAAAACATTCACAATACTATTATATAATTTCTGTATAGTCTCAATACTTTTCACTTGAGCTTCTGGAATATAAATATCTACTTGCACAAGTAATTTGTTAGGCCATGTTCTTAAATTTACAAAAAAAGTATTACAAATATTTATTAATAAAAAACCTTCTTCACCAAAAATAGTTACAATTGGCTTTAGCATTTTAAAACAAATATCGTCATTAACTAAAGATGAAAAATATAATTCAGCAAATTCTTTATTTTTCAAACATTCGAGATCACATTGGCAATCTTTAAGATCAGCAATAAAATGAATGCTTTCTAAAGTTTTCATAATTCTATTTTTATAGGTTCTTTCAAATACATATAAATATATTTATATAGTAACTTTAATATTTGAGGTTCATCTTCAAATGTTTCTTGATAAAAAATTAAAAACCCAGAACCATATTTATTTAAAGAATTATTTTGAAGCCCTTTTAATATCATTTCATTCGTATAGCCATTAAAACGTAGTTCTTCAATTATCATATTTGCAAAAGCCATAAGCTCATGTTTGTTTCTATAATATTTTAAATCTTCAGGAATTAAACTTACGTTTTTGTTTAAATGAACTCGTTCAACATTTTGTAAGTATTGGCCTCTATGGACTAATTCATGAGCAAATACTAACCCGCAAGTGTTTAAAAATCTAGCAAAAAATTTTCTATCTTTAAAATATTTATTAAAATCTTCAGTAACAAAAATAATTATACTATGCTCAATAGATTTTCCACGTACAATACCATTTCGGCCTTCTTCATTAACTATTTTAAAAAGTATATTATATGAAGAAAACACAGAGTTTAATTTTTTAATAATTTCATCTGATGATTTATTAATCAAAGGGTAGTCAAATACAGAAAATAAAGCTTCTTCTAAAACTTCTTGGTATTTTTCAGTGTGTATAACTGCTTCATTAAGATTAGAAAAATAATGTAAAGCTTCAAAAATTCTTCTATATTTTCTCACATAGATCTCCTATAAATTAATATAAACTTTCCACAATTGAGTGTACAAAAACTTTTCTATTTCACCAGGACTTGGGTCTTTATGTGGAGCAATTAGTATTCCCGCTAGTCTACAGGCAGCATCGACTTCTTCACTACAATAATAAGTATATTTATCATCTCCACTTTTTGATAACCACCCAAGTAATCCAGTGAAATCATAAGCTTTTCCAATAATGTTAGTTAGAAATTTTAAAATAAGCTTATTTTGAAATTCATTTGCTGGTATTTTACGGAGAGTCATCTTACGAAGTTGGTAATGAGAAAAATTAAAACATGTCATCCCTATAGCATCAGCGCTTGAGACAACTAAAGTTTTCATATCACCAGTAAATACTATATTCTTACCATAGCACTCATAAAGACTTTTTTCTATTTTGAGCCAATCAAGTTCAGAAAACCATTTCTTTAAATCTTCAGAGTATAGAAAAATAACACAATGAGAATATCCACTACTAAAATATCCAATGATTTTAGAAAGGATATCTTTTGAATCAGCTTTTAAACAACAAAGGTAAAGTCCTTCACCATGTTTTTTAAGAAGATCTTCAAATGGGGTTAAAAGAGGTATATAGGATTTTGGCTTATGATTCTTTTTATAAGATTCAGATATTTTTTTATTTAACCACGTTAACAACATTATTAACCTCTTCTTTAAAATATATTTTACCACATAATTGACAAATACAACTTAATTCAGAATCTTGATATTGGTATGTAAAACATTTACAATATGGGCATTCTTTGACCATGATAATTATTTTAGTTCGTCAAATATACCACAACTTTTTCCAAATGAGTAATAGTCTTCTCTTTCGCTTAAATGGTCCATACTGATTCGCTTTGCAAGTATTGAACAAGTAGTATGTTCTTTTTCGACTTCAAGACCCATTTCAATTTCTTTAGGATCAAAATCAGACTCTTTCTTACCACTTTTAACAAACTTACCAGTTCCTAAAAAGTCACCAAGAAAAGCATAAATTTCAGTTTCAAGTTCACTAGGCTCCATACCTTTTTCTTGAGCTAAAGCATGAATCATATCGTCAGTAGGGTGTGGAGTTTTTACAAAAAAATCTACAAGCTCTTTTCGAAGAGTTTGAGTATCTGACTGTTCTGAGAATTTGCTTTTGTAGTTCATATTATTTTTTATAATCTATTGTTCCAAGAGATTTATAAGAATGTGAATTCCAATCAATAATTGAAACTTTATAAAAATCTCCAAAATCATAAACCTCAAAGTCTCCACCACTCAACTCACTTTTTGGAAATTTCTTATGCGCATTTTTATCTGTTTGTAATTTATCATAAATTAAATTGTAAATATTTCTACCTTTAGAATCCTTTTGATCTACAGTTATTATTTTGTCTGTAAATTTTGGTAATGTACTGAGACCGCCTTCTTTTAATGATTTGTATCGTTTCATATTTACCTCGTGTAAGTTGCCCATCCTTGCGAATGAGATAATTCTTTTATAATAAACTGAAATACTTTTATATTGTTATCACTACCACATTTTTCAACAATTTTTTGACCATCAAGTTGAAGAAGTTCTACAAGACCAATACCATCACGAGCATCAACTAAGTCATCAATTTCTTGTTCAAGATTTCCAGCTTTACGACCTAGCCATCGGTATGCTTGCTTTTTAAAATCTTCGATTTTGTCTGACTCTTTAAGTGAATTATATCTTTTCATTTGTAAACTTCCTTTTTATAAATGGCCAAACATATTTTGTTTAAATTCTTTTAATCGAATTTTTAAATATTTCATTACATCACCATAATTATGAAAATCTTTATCTGTCATTCCCTCATTTACATAAACAATAAATTCATAACTATCTTCTTCGGGTACAATCAAAATTTCTATTGCAAAATCAGCATAATGGCCTTGTTTAGAAGTTCTAATAGTTGTATAAATAGTATCATGATCAGTCAACTCTATTATCTTCTTTTGAGCGGGTTGATATTTGAAATAGACTAATTTACCAAACTTAGAAATATCTAGTTTAAATTGTTTAACTATCGATACAATTTTATTATCTTCTTTTTCTTGTAATGTAAGGTATCTATTCATAAGCTTTCTTTATTTCTTCTCCCCAATTATAATCAAGTAACGGTTTGATATCTATAGCGGGCATTGATTTTTTTCCTAATTCATAATAAGCTTGTACTCTATGCCCCCCGTCTAAGAACTTAATTCCTGATACTATAATGGGATCGAACTCTGTACCTGATTGAATCATCTTTTTATACTTGTCTATAACTTTTTTAGATATAGTCCTGTTCTTAAATTGTTTGAACATTGCTTCAGGGCTTACCTTTTTTATTTTAAGCTCTGGTAGGTCTGGAGTATCTTTAACGAAATCAATGATATCACTATCATTCCAAAATTTGGAAGTGTCTTTAAATCCTGAGTACTTCAACTTTAATTCTTCTACGATGTCTTCTTGAACATCTGATTGTAGGTCATCAAAAGATTCTGTTAATGAATAATAACGTTTCATTTTTATTCACCATAAATAGTTTTATAATATTCATCAACAAAAGAAGCTCTTACAGGGACTCCATTGCCAATAGACTTCATCATACGAGCAAGACCAGCAACAAAAGTTTTTTCATCAGCAGATTGTGCTTTATACCCAAGAGCAAATGCTTTGTGTTGTATAAGTTTAAATCGTTTGGTTATATTGGGCTCAGAGAGAATTTCTTTAACCCCAGTGCTATGAGGATCTATTTCAAATCTGCGATCACCTTTGGGCCCTTTCATTGTGTCTACTCGTAAAGGATTGTTTATAGACCCTGCAGTAGAACCCGAAGTATTTATTTTAAGGTCTAAGGGCTCTTGTATTGATTTATATCGTTTCATTTTAATTTTTACCTATTATATATAACTTTTTAAAGTATCTGTAAGATCATCAATTATATAAAGTGTAATAAGTCTTGCTGGAATATTGTAATTTTTTGTTATAAAACTTGATAATTCAGAATATGATTTTAATAAATCATGAGCATATAAACTATATACTTTAGACTCTGGGTATTTTCCATATTTCATTCTTATTATTTTAGCAGTTTTGTCTAAAAGTTTTAAATATTGTTTTTCATCTAATGCTTCTTTTAATATTGTTTTATATCGTTTCATTTATTTACTCATAATTAAAATCTATAAATGTAAGTCTTTGTTTAACTCTATCATACTATTGATATATTCATCTATTTCTGAAATTTTAAATACATAGTTTTCTCTTGGAACTTCTCCTAAATAGATTGCATAAGCTATATCATTAAGACCGCCATAATTATTTTTTCCAAATAATTTACGAGCATAGTTTTTACTTGCTTGAATATCATTAATTATCTTATTTAATTTTAAATAGCTCCATGGGTGAAAAGATTCTTGTATTGATTTATATCGTTTCATATTTAATCTTCTCCAAAAGTTTTGTCCAATAATTTTAAGGTTTTTGTATATGCTAAGTTATTCGGTAAACTTAATTCTGCATTCATATCTTTATAATTAGACTTTGTATTAAGCTTACCATGAGGTATATTATTTTTTGTCAAGAGTTTTTCTACTATTTTAGCATCATCTAAAAGTTCAAAGCTCATTATAAAGAATTGCTTAGTTTTTCCATTTGAGTCAACCCCGTTAACAGGGTCAATATTATAATAGCCAATCTTAGCTTCTTTTAATAATGATTTATATCTTTTCATTATTTTTCTTCTCTTATTTAATATTATTGTGCTCTATTATATCTTCTATAAAATGACCTGCAACAAGCCTACTAGGACTGTCATATCTATCTCTAACATACTTAAATAAGTCATGAGAGCTAAACATTAAAGTAGATGCTATATTTTCAATGTCTTTAGAAGAAGGGTGATTTGCAAATCTTTGATGAATAATTTTTCCAGCTTTGTCAAGAATTTCTAGATATTTCTTTTCGTCAAAAGACTCTTTTAATGATTTATATCTTTTCATAAAGAAGCACCCAGCACTTTAATAATTTTATCTAATTTTTTTCGTTCTGAAGTAGTTGCAGCTCCCATTGCTTTCTGATCAACAAAGTTTATTAAAAATTCTAAGTCATCATAACCAATAGTAACAGACACAGAGGACTCAGTTAACTTACTTTTGTATTTTTGCATAATTATACCTATGTTAATATATAATACAAATTTGAACACTATTTTGTATTTATTTATTAGTAAAAGAAAGGAATTTTTTAATTATTGGGAGTAATTCGTCAGACAAGACTTTTGATAAAATACAAGAACCACCTTCTTCACTATAAAGTACATGAGAACCATCAGGTTGCTTTATTAAGTCTCGTTCTGAGCGGATAGGGTAGTAATTATCTTCAGTCATAATATATACATCTTCTCCTAAGACTAATTCACCATTTGGAAGTCCTAAAGAAGTTAAATTGTATACATGCTCATCTGGATGTATTTCTAATTGTTCAATTGGTAGGTCATTAAAGAGGGTATCGGGAAAATCATTCATATTTTTATATTTCCACTTGCCCATGGGCTAGAAAGTGAGTTTCTATATCCATGTCGTGACTGTTGCATCTGTTTTGCATCTTTTGGAGCAATTGGTAAACCCGCATAGGTTTTTATTTTACTATGTTTAAAAATTGCCGTTTTTATTTTATCAAGCTTTGTATTTTCTTCTGGTTTATTTTCATTTAAAGACAATAAATCTTCAAACGTAGCTTCCTGTTTTTCTATATCAGCTTTATATTCTTCCCATATATGATCATCAATGTTAATAAATAAAACTTTAAATTTATTAAGTTCTTCTTTAAATGACCCAAAATCTATTAAGGAGAATGTGCTAATAAACTCTATAAATCTGTAATATCCTAAATAAGAAGCATCTTCAGGTGCTTCAGAACTTATAAATCTTACTGAATCATGCAATGTTTGTTTACAAAGAATCCATCTCATGCATTACACTCGAGAGTTACTTCAATATCTTCAAGATTCAAGTTATTCTGAATATTTTTTACTATTTGATTTTTAATATATTTTTCAACAGGAGAAATATCTCCCTCTGAAATACATTTAATCTCTTCACATAGCCCATCAAGCGGCTCTGCTTCTAATTCAGTTACTACTTTCATACCGCTGGTAGTATCTTTATCATAAAATTTAAGTTTTAATCTACAAAGGTATGGAATAATCAATTCGCATTCATTTGAGTCTTGAGTATAGATTTCTAAAGTTGTAGCTATCAAAAAAGCTTTTAAAACTTCTTGAACTATTTTATACTCTTTACCCGATATTGCACTAATTTTTTCTATAAACTGTTTTTCTTGATGTGAAAGTCTCAATAGAGAACTCCTTAATATTTTTTTAATAACTCATTTTAACATTTGAACTTGAAGAATACCACACAGTAGTCGGGATAGCATTTGGATAAAAGGGGCTTTGGAAATACGGAACAACTTCTCTTACTGGAACAGGATAACCTATTGTAACATAAGACTTTTCATAAACTTCTTTGAGTTTCAGATATAACTCATAGGCTTCGCAATCATTTAAAATAATTTCTTTACAATTATCTAATTTAATTTTAATTTGTACTTCTGCTCTCATACTTCCTCCTTAGAATCTATATTCAAATTTTAAATTTGTTGCAACTGAGAACATTGACTTATCAATTGTGCTATATACTCCTACTTCAGGCCCAAGAGATACATTTCCCCAATGTCGTTGAAATCCAATAAGACCGCCAACTTGAGGATAAAACTTTTTACCAATAGAGTCATAACTAATAAGGGCTCCTAATCCTAATGCAACTGACCATTTTGGATTTGGGCATGTCCAATTAACATCGAAATATGAAGTATATTCTTTACACTTATCTTGCCCAAATATTTTCAATGTAAGCTTATTTGCTTTATATTTATCAATAGAAGCAGTCATATTTATTTTTGTACCACAAATGCTATTTTTGTCTACTGGAGGGTACACTTTTCCCTTATCTTTACTTTCATCTTTTTCTACAGAAGGCGGGGTTGTACGAGCACAAGAATTTGCCCCCAATATATACATTCCAAATCCGTATCCAACTAATAATACAACTACAGCACTTGAAATAATTAAAACTTTTTTCCATTTAGCTATAGAGGTTAACTTTTGCATAAAAGATGTTGAAGCAATAATTTCAGTAGCCATAAAATATTCCTATTGTTTTTTCAAGTAGAACTCTGAAAGAATTTTCCAATTTTCATATGTCATTTTTTCTACTTTTCCTTTAACAATAATAGTAACCATGCCATCATTAGTAGACTTTGATTTAATTGGAGTTTCTATTTTGTTAACAGAACTACAAGCACAAAGGCAAGTAAATGCTAGACTTATAAACACACTAATTAATTTTTTCATATAAAGTTTCTCCATTATTCGTTGATTATCTTATTAATATTCTCTAAAGTTTTTACTAAACTTTTATGTTGCTTTAACTCTTTAGTTTTTAATTCAATTTGTTGTTTTTGATATTTAACAATAGCTGCATTAGCAATCTTTTTGTTTATAAAATAACATACGACGCTTAAACTCACTATAACTATAATGCTAGCAACTCCAATAGCCACAACTTTAATAATTGCTTTTGCATCCATAGCTTTTAATTTTACAAGCAACTCTTTAAGTTTAGCAATTAAAGAAGTAAATAACTTTTTAATTGTTGATATTTTAGAAAAAAGATCTACAAAAAAAGTTTTTATTTTACTCAAAATACTTATTGAAGAAGTAGCAACTTCTGTAGTACTCTCTGTAGTACCTTGAGGAATTCCCTTTTGAAGAGCAGCTTCTACTGCCATTCGTACTGCATCAGCTTGTGAAACAGTAGATGAAGTAACCTGCTCACCCGTAACTGTAGATGATAAACTAGAACTTTCTGTAAGTGACCCTTGCTCATTTTCTGCCATGATATATCTCTCCGTTTATTTTGTTTTTATTTTATTAATAATCTCAATAGCTTTCGTAAGTACCGTATTTGTATCAAGATCTCCAGTATCTACTGAAGATTTATTTTCTTGTCTTACTTTAAAGACATACATTACAGCGCCAAATATAGTAATTAAAAAATACCAAAATTCAGAAGGATATCCTTGTAATGACTCCATGATAAGTTTCCCAGTAGTTGGGTCATACTTTCTAAGTGGGGTCGTAGCAATTTTAGAGGCAATAGCTACAACATACATAGAAGCTGCTGTAATAATACTTGCTATAGTTATTGTAATAGAGGGATTCCCCGTAGAATCAGGTAATAAAAATTGCCGAATAATAAACTGCCATAAGCTCTCATTAGGGTTTGGCGGGACGAGCAAAAAGCCTTTTATTCTTTTAAGTATCGTTTCTTTAGTTGAAGAAAATGTCATACCATATCCTCATTAAAAAGCATATAACTAAATTTACAAGCTTTATTAGTTTTGTACATTTCACTATTTTTTATCATTGCCATAAATTCTAAAAATTCATTATGAAAACGAAATACTTGACAACCAGCTGAATATTTATTAACTTCTTTTGGATCATTTAACCCAGCTCTATGACAATTTATACCAACATATCCAGTTTGTATTGGGTCATTATCATCTTTTATATTGTCTTTATTTACATCACGCCAAAAAGTAATTACATTCCCAGTCTGTACTAAAGCTTCATGAGCAAAACTAGTTCCAGAAGCATGAATACCAACTTGCCAAATATTTTTATGAAACCCCTCAACTACATGAGCAGCTCCTTTAACTCCTTTATAAGTAACTGGGTTTAGAACCCACCATTTACCGGGATCAGTAGTTGCAGTGTATACCTTAAGTTTAAAGTCTGAAGCAAGAATAATTTTATCATCAAAAAAGTCTTCTTCTAAAAGAACTTTATCTACTGAAGCAAGTACAGCATCAAGAGCGGTACCCGAATTATACAGTTTAGTATTTCTAATTCCAATAATATTTATTTCTTGCCAATCAACATTATTAGAAGCATACAAGTCTTTTAGTTGTGAAATTTCCATTAACCAAACATGCGCTTAAGAGTTTTAAAAGTGTTTTCACCTAGCTTCTTTAATCTAATACCAGGATTTTTAGTCATCTCGTTAAGCTCTTCTTCGTTAACTTCTTGGTCGTCAACTTTATACAAAGGTTCAATTTTGGATTTATCCATTCTTTTACTCCTCATTTTTTATTTTTGTTCGCCGAGGTCTTTTCATTTGATCTTTTGATTCTGACCCATAACTAAACTTATACTTTTTAACTTCAAATTTTTCTTCTGCTTCTTTTAATGTTTTTCTCTTGGCTGTAACTCCAGGCTTTTTTGAATCGTCACAAGCTAATTTAATATCTATTTCTCTTAAAATTTTTGGATCAAAATATGGGTCTTGATTACATGAAGAATAATAATGCTTTCCAAGCAATACTCCTTCGCGAAGTTTTAATTGTTTATGATCATAGATATGATTTTGAATAGTTTCATTAAGCTTAGTTTTAGTCTCATGTTCAGCTTCAACACTTTCCCATAGTTCTCTCAAAATAAGTTTCTTAGCTTTTTTAGTTTCAGCATCTACTTTTGCATCTTCATCTTCTTCTTGCCCAGCTTCAGGGGGAGTGTCAGTATTTTTTTGTTTCTGGTCTAATATATCTTTCATCCATTTATAAATTGTCTTATCATCATAAGGCAAGAATTTTGTATAAATCGTTTTGATAACTTCTGGAGGAATAGCTGCAATTTCTCCGCCAGTTAACTTGTCTGCTAATGATTGAATAACATCATTTGCTAATCCAAGTAAATCTTTTTGATTATTAATCATATCAGAATTAGTCATAGTTTCGGGGTATGGCATACTTAAAATAAAATCAAGGTCATCTAATGCAAATTCATTAGAATGAATCATATGAATTTTAACTAATTGTGAAACTTGTTGTAATACAAGTTGTTGTATTCTATATACTAATCTCGCTAATGGCTTCCATTCTTGAATTGCAGAAACTCCACTTGTACCAAAACCACTATCTTTAGGGTCTAATAAGAAACGCGGCAATAATGTAGATAATATTAAATCATCACGCAATAAATCAATGTCATCTATTTTACCAAGATCAATATTTGAAACTTTTTGCTCAAATTCAAATAAGTCTTCGATTGTAATAACAGTAGACCCAACACCGTTCTCTTCTTTATTAACAGCATTTATTCCTGAGTTTTGCCATTCATTCATAAACTCAAGAGCACGATTAAGCTTTTCAGTAGGATGTAAAGTATTAGGAAATTTTAACTTGTACATATCTATTGGCAGTCGAGCCCCACGAGCAGCTATTTGCATAGTCATCGCAGAGTCAAACTGCCGATAAGGAGCTATTGAATGAATAAATACTGGAACTCCAAAAGGTTTAAATGGAGATTCAGTAGTAAAATTTCTAAAATGTAAAAATCTCCAAGGTGGTATTGCATAATCTCCTACCACAAAGCCAAATAAATACTCTTTAAAATATGATACTATATTATCATTGTTTTGTATCATATCTACGAGTTGGTCAATTCGAAGAATTTTAGATTTATAAGCAGTAAAGAATTTGTCATTTCGTTCAACTAATTGCTTTACTCTATATGCGGAAAACTCTAGCCTATCTTTTAAATCAAAAATACTTATAGGGATAATCCCATCAATTCCATTCTCTGCTAAAGCTAAAATCCAACCAGCATTCCCATATTTTATAATGTTTAATGCAGTAGGCCTTAAAAAACTATATATATTTAATGTATCAAAAAGCTTTTGTATAAATTGTTTTTGTTTTGGCTTTGCTTCAATAGTAATAGGCTGCTCATGAGTATCCGCTTGAATAACTTCGTCAGCAATAAGTTCCATTGCTTTAGCTATTAATGGTGAATTATAATATAATAAATCACAATCATACCAAAGATCATTGCGATTTTTCCACGATTGAGCATCATCATGAGAAGAAAATAACCACTTATCATAGTATTTTCTAACTTCAGGGGGAAAAACTTCCCTGACTCTGTGAGATTCTCCAGTTTGCTTATCTTTAACAAGGTCAGTAGGAAAAACTTTAGCTGATACTACATTTTGTTTTCCTTGTACTCCTATATTAAAGAAGCGAAGAAACTTTCGAGTAACAGACTTGTCTTCTTTATTAAAACCAAAGTCCTTATCAGCAGTTATATTTTTATTTGAAATTAAGTCAGCCATTTAATACCTGTTTAGCCACATTTATATAATTATTAGTACTTTTTTAAATTACTTAGAGACAAAATCTTTTATAGGATGTTTACTGTCTACTTGAATTCCTGATTTAGCTAAAGTCAATTTAGTAGATATTTTACCATTTTCATTCACAAGAATATGATCCCGAACAATTAACCATTTGCCTGACCATTCAGTAGATACTTCTTTATTTGGTAAATTGCTGTATACTTTCAAATCGATACAATATCCAGCTACAGCTTTTGGATTAAACTGTATAACCATCGGCATTCTATAAGATAATGCTGAGTTTTTATACATTGCATTTAATTTACCTTGCCGTATTTGTTTATCATCTGTTCCTATTAACCCAAGGTCAACTACATCTGTCACTTGTTGATAACTAGAGCGAATAAGTAGTTTCTCATTCTTAAGTTTTGTATAATAGTCTTTTATGTCTTCATCAGAGGTTACATATGCTCCTGACTTATCAATTGAATAGGCTTTCTTCTTATAATTTTTATAGTTAACTGGTACTCCCCCTAATAATAAAGTAAATTTTTTCATTGCAAAAGGGTCTAATGAGGTTTCCTTATTAAATGTAAATTCATATGTGCCTATTGGCTGCTGATTAAAAAATTCAGTTACTGATTGAAAATAAAATTCTCCAATAGTATTAATAAAAGTAAAGAAAGGACTCTTTTGATTGTTTTGATCTACAGCTAAATTTGCTAATCGTAATAAAAACTCTCGATTAGTTTCATTTAATTGCATAAAGTCATTTGACCCAATTGTAGGAGTTATATAAATTTTATCTGCAGATAACTTAAACTGTGAAGTAGCAATCTCTTGAACTATATCGCTAATCTTATAATTTTTCCACATTTTTGAAATAGGCTTATCATACATCCGTTCTCGTGAAAGAAACATAAAGGTGTTATTTCCAGATAATGTAGCTTGAACATTAGTGTCTAATAATTGGTTCTCAGCCCAAACCATTGTAGTTTCTAAATAACCATCATCTTTACAACCTAGTTTAAAATCAAAGGGAAGTCCTTCTACAAAATTAATTGAATCAGTTACAATTCCATAATTATCTACAAATATAACTTCACCATAAGCATAAAATTTAAACAGATCACTTCTTAATTCAATTTTTGGAAAAAGTTTAAAGGTGCTATCATCAAAAGTTAAAATTTTTGGATTTGAAATAAAAGAAAATTCATATGGTGAGCCAAAACTTGTAATCAAATTATTAAAGCCTCTTAAAATTATTTTAATCTAAGACAAATCTCTCCGTCAATTCCTTCATCATCAATAATAAGTACAAGCTGTTCTTTCTTTGCAACTGACTTTATCTTATATAGACTAAATTCATTTGTGCCAATCACTGATCCTCCAACAAAACAAAATCCCCCATTGAACAATGGAATTTTAGCTGAAGTATGTAAATGCCCGCAAAGTACATGATTAAATTGAGTAGTCTCTTCTACTCCAATTTGTTGAAGTACTCCATAAAATTTAGCTGAACTCATACATATAGAGTAAAATGGAATTCCAGCAAATCCTCCATTTCCTTCGCCAGTAAGAATATCCCCATGGGTTATAAGGAACTTTGTATTCTTAATTTTCTTTACTATGAAAGCAGACTCAGGGACATTAATAAAAATCTTTGTATTCTTCTTTTGCTCTCGTAATAAGTCATAATACATTTGAAGTTGACGTCCAAGAATATACTCAAAGTTCATTTGTACTTTTTCTTTAAAGTAGGGTTTTCCTTGCAAAATTCTAGGATGATTTCCTACTATGACGTCAATATAAATATTATCAAAATGTTTTGATAACTCAGAAAGTTTAGATACAAAATATTTTTGAAAATAAAACAAAGACTCAACTTCATTCAAATCATTGTTACGAGCTAATTCTTGATGTATTCCTCCACAAAGTATATCTCCATTCATTTCTATATGTAAGTCTTTAACGATAATCTTTTTAGCATATTTTATAAGTTGGCTAAAAAGTTGATTTAATCTGTCAATAGCAACTTCTTTATTATATTCATTAGTATAATTTACTTGCTCTGGAATAACTCGTTCACCTAAATGGATATCGGATAAATTTAAAACAAAGTCTTTATTACTCTTTGTATTTTTACGAATAGCATCAATAGGATATGTAAACTCATGAGGCAAATATTCTTTATATAATTTAAGAAGTTTTTCTTCTGAAATACTTCGTCTAATCAGTTTATCTTTACTACTCTTAAGCTCTTGGTTTTCTTCTCGCAATAAACTAAGCTCCTTCTCAACTCTAAATTCATCAGAGTCAACATTAGCTTCTAATTTAAAATCCCCAAAATCAGTAAAATATTTTTCAAAGTCTGAACTACGTTTACTTTTTTGTCTATACCATTTTCTTGTAATTGATGTTTTTGCTTTTGGGTTCTGTAATTGATATTGTTTTGAGAGAATCTGAAGTTCTTGAATTAATTCGCTTTTATCTGCTACTTTTGCTGATTTTGGCATAAAGATAAAACTCCTCTTACTGGCATTAGTTACTAATAATTATTAGTAATTACGTATAATACATATATACAAAAGAGCCCAATAATTAGAAATTAAAAGTGCAATATTAGGAGTTTGACTTGAAAAGGTACTCTGAGATAACTAAAAGTGAAGAAATCTATAAATTAGCAAAATTGGATGAAGAATGCTATTGTTTAATAACTCCTACTGGAAGATTTCTTTATGAAGCAATAATAGATGTTGACCCTGAGGTAGAAACAATAATTCAAAAAGTTAAAGAAGTTAAAAATAAAATTTTCCAATGCACAAGTATAGATAGTATTATTTCTATGCTTAATAAACTTTTAGCTTCACGAAAAATAAAATTTGGATTTACTAGAGGACTTTTAAACGAATATATAGCTTATGGCGGATTTATTCCATCTACTCAAGAATTAACTTTTATTTTTACTTCAAAAATTCAAGACTTTATAGATAAAGATATTGACAAAAACGTAGAGTTTAAACAATTTTTAAATTCTTTACAAAGACCATTAGGGCACGAACTAATACATAGAGAACAGTTTTTAAAGGTAGCTTATGAAGAAAAAAGAAAAGAAATATTTAAAAAAAGTTCATCAATTAAAGATAAATATTATTCAAACAAGCATGAAATGATGAGTTATGCTTGGCAAATTATAAATGAATTTAGAATGAATGGAATAGAAGATTCAAGCATAAAAAAGATTTTAGCTACTAAAAGTGAAGTTAAACTAGAAATAGGTGGTCCAATATTAAAAGACTACCATAAATATTTCCCTGGTCAAGAAGTTCTTAAAGGACTATACAAATATATGTATATGTACTTAGACTAAATATTATGAAACGATATATACCCTTAACAGAAGAAATGCTTGATGGAGTAGTTCGTCCTATTTTTGACTCAAAGAAAGCTATTCAAGTATATCGAATTGAATCTCTTGCTGAAGTTAAAAAATTAGGGCCAGAACCTAGAGGGGCTATCACAATTGGCCAATTATATATGACAAAGACTAATTCTATGGTTCTTCATATGGATATTGTAGCTTTTTTAAGAAAATTTGAAGGCCTTAATCTACAAACTAACTTAAACCCAAAAGTCTCTATTCAATCTCTCAAAGATGTCCTATATATTCAAATGTATAAAGGTAAAGCTCTATTAGCAGAATCTTATGGAGCAGAAATAAGAATTATGTTAGAAGCATGGAATAATAAGAAGCAAATGACTAAGAAACAATTATATATGAAAAAATGTATTGAAAAACATTTAGAAGTTCTTAAGCAATTAAATATACCATTCGAATTAAGAGCAATATGAAGCGATATCAACAACTTAAAGAATCTTTTACTTCTGAATTATATAAAGAAATGTTAAAAGAAGTATTAAAATATCTCCCTAAAGAAGCTTTCAAAGGTATTTCTACATATAACTCAAAATTAGGTAGTCGAAATAACTTTGAAGTTACTATTCCAAAAAATAACATTTTTACTAAGGGCTTATATGTGCATGTAGGGTCTGCAGAAGACAAATATGAAGCAATGAGTAAAGCTCTTGAAAGTATAAGTAGAAGATTTGAAGAACCTGAAGAGTATGGTACAATTGAAGATTTAATAAAGTCAGGAAGTATATGATGAAACTATTTAAAGAACGATTTGCTGCTTATGCCCAAATATATGTTTATGACCTTTATTATAAAGATAGTCTGCTATGTACATTCTATACAAAAGATTCTCTTCTAATGTTTAAACGACAATTTGAAAAAACTCCATTGTACTATTATGGCACTATAGAAGATACTCATATGTCAGATCATCTTAGAGCTAAAAAACGAACAGCTTTTATAGAAACAGAAATTGATTTTGCTAAATTGTCAAAAATGACTAATGGAACTATTGAAACTATAAAATGAAACGATACAAAGAAATAAAAAAACCTGCAGAAACGAATGCTCTTAATAAACTAGAAATAATAAAGTTCTATCAAAAACTATCAACTAAGTCTATGCGGAAATTTAAAGGAGACTTTGATCGAAAAGAATTCGGAAGTCTTGATAAAATGTATATTATGCCCAGCAATGAGTTTTATGATATTGCACAAAATAACCAAACATTAGCTTTTTTTAGAGTAAGAGATTTTAGTATATATGTTAATGCTGACACAGTAAAAAATCCAGACTTTTCTGCTATTATGTTACATGAATTAGCTCATACAAGAAACTATCGATTATCAATAGAGGAGCTAATAAAAGAAATTGATGAAATGAAAGTAATTCTTGAAGAAGATAACTTTTGGGGTGGAGATGCTTATAGTCAAAAAGATAGTAGGTATGAACTACAAGAAACTCATTCTAATGTGTATGTGCGATTTAAAATGATGGGGCATACTTTATGAAACGATATATTCCTTTAAAAGAAGATGTCCAAAAAGATAATCTTACTTTCTTTAAAAATAAAGAAGACGATAAGCTTATTAGACTTTATCCAGAAGATGGTCTTACTGGCTTAGATAATACTCTACTTGCTACAGAGATTATAATAAAACTTTATAGTTCTTCTGAAAAAGAATTTAAAAAATTTACCTTTCCAATTCTTAAAGCAAAAATTTCTAATTATTGTATAAAATATAAGAAAAAAATTTACCCTGTATTATTTAATAAACGATATAAGTATTTATACATTGTTATTGAAAACGACTATGAAACGATATAAATCTCTACAAGAAGAGCAAGATGATATTAAAGTAGGTGACACCCTACTTACCGGCAAGTGGAAGAATAAGAAAGTAGTAGTGGCTGGTTTTGGAACTGATAAAAATAATCAGCCAACTGTTTTAACAGATAAAGGTGAAATTCCACTTTATAAATTCAGAATTCAGAAACTTATGGTAGAAAAATGAAAAGATATAAACCCTTAAACGAAAGTACTTATATACAGCCTAATAAAAAATTTAGGGGTTGGATAACTACAGAAGATAAGGTTATAGAAATTCCTAGAGGAGAAGAACATTGGGAATATATGAAGCCTTTTCGAAAGGAAAGAGATGCTCTTGATGCTGACTGGATTAGATTTTATACAATCAATGGAGATAATATTGCCCCTATAGGCTACTTAGAATTTGAAGTAAATGACTGGGATAACAAAACTTTTAGACGTGTTTACGACTTTTATATGAAACATTTAAAAGGAGATGAAAGACCAATAACAGTAAGTTGGCATGCTAAAACTAAATATTATAAACCAAATTTTAAATAAAGGAGCCCTAAATGCCAGAACGACCACGATTAAAAAAAGGAGATATTACATTACGAGAAATTTTAGACCTTTCATTAAAAGTATATAAAAATGATATAGATAATAAATTAATCCGTTCCAAACTAGATGTATCCTCTGCTAAAATAGTATATCGACGGAACATGTCATTTAACCAACAAACAAAACAATGGGAACAAACTGGTAGAGAAGCTAAAATTCAATTCCTTATTAAAACAATACCTGAGTCATATGTAGACAATAGTGGTATAAGAATCCATCAATACCCTGTTACTTTCCTTTTTAAATCGTTTGAACAAGGTCTTGATAGTCCTTTTCGTAGCCGGGTCGGTAGTCTTAAAAAACCTTTGTTTGGAAAAGCTAAAAAACACTTTATTAAAGATGCTAAGGATGAAAAAGAAGCAGATAAATTTCGGCAAGAAAATGCAAGGCTTACTGAAGAAAATAAAAAGTTGGGAAAACGAAATATTCTTAATGGAATACAACTTCAATTCTTTTATGATATGGAATTCGTATGGGAAATGTATGGGTTATTATGGGGCCCGAATTATGCTAAATGGGCTCCTAAGATTAAGAACCCAGAATTAATCCCTTATTTTTCAAAACATGAAATATTTATAATACTAAAAGTACTTGAACCTTTATTCCAAAAAATGCAAGGATTTATTAAAAATAGAGTCTTCCAAAATCTTGAGAAACCAGAAACAATTTTACGACAAGCTCAACAATTGAAAGACTCTATGCAACAAGAAGGTCAACCAATTAATCTACCTGGGGCTGGTGATTTAGGATTCTAATTTCCTATAAAATATATAAAACTACTTATATAATATAAAGCTAAACTGGCCAGACCCACAATTAAAAATAATAGTCCAATAGCTGTAAGTAATACAATTCCTTTCCACCACAAAATAGGGGCCCTTTTTAATTTTTCCCATCCATAACTACTCTCAACGCAGTCATCATATAGATATTCCTTTAACATCCCTAACCCTATAGGCAAAAAGATCAGGGCTATCCAAAACCCTATAACTCGTAAAATTCCATAATCCACAATAGTTCTCCTTAAGCTACTAATTTTGAAAATTGTTTTTTAAATGTTTGAAAATCAAGAAGTTCATACTTATCCCATACTACAAAAGCATGAGAATGAAATAGAATAGGAAGATTATTAGTCATTAAAACATTAGTTGGATATATAATTTCATCATACTTGTGATTAGTATTAAAAACACTATCAAGCAATTGTAAGTCTTTTCTGTATACATTTAAAATAATAAAGTCTTTTGTGTTCATTGCTTCTCCTTTGAGATACTATATACTTTAATATTGAGTTTATCAATTACTTCTTGGCAGTTTTTACAAGGATGAATATTCATCAACTCACCACTTTTATTTATTCTGCAAATAAAAATACTTTTAAGTTGTTTGCCATACTTTTTTATTAAAGCTATCTCGGCATGGACCCCGCCTCCTTTATGTAAAAATCGAAGTCTATTAGACGTACATCCAACAATTCTTCCCCTTTTATCAAGGCCAACAGCAGACACTCTAAATCGGCATATAGATTGTTTTGCTTTAGATTGTGCCAAGGTTATTATAGATTGTAAAGGGGCCATAGTTAATTTATATCAGAAAATAGAGTCGGTAGTTCTTCTTTAAATTCAGCAAGTAGTGGCTTCATAACTCTACACATGTCAGGATGAGCGGCCTCAGAAGTTCGTAATTGTAATAGATGTCTCCACTCACGGACATTTGCTTTCATAACAATTTCAGTCTTTATGTCATTTGGTAAAATTCCTCGAATAGCTTGTGCTGGATATGTAGATACTAATGTTAAATATACTTCCTCAATTTTATCCATTAGTTCAACCCATTGAATAACTGCTATAGAGTCTTCTACTGAAGCTGAGAACCAGTAGGGTTCGATAAATGTAAGTTCACCACCAAATTTTCCTTTTGAGTAATCACAGTACCGCGTACTTTCTTGTGCAAAAGAAGCAAGTCGATGACGAACAAGTTCATGAGTAAACCCACGATTATGAATAAATTTTACTGTTATATCAGCAAACTCAATCATGGCTTCATGACCACGCTTAATAAGATTTTGAGTAAAAATTATTGCAGAAAGATCTGTAATTTTATCTTCAGATTTATAACATGTTCTTCCAGCACTTTCAATTTGTGTTAATAAAGCTTTTTCAGTTATGTCTGTTAAAATTTCATATGAAGGTTTTATAACTCGCATAATAAACTCCTATTAGTCTTTTAATAAATGAGTATCAACTATAACACAATCATAATGCTTACAATTAAAACAATCATCATCGCAAACTTTAAGTAAAGCATGTATGCATACTCTGTTTTTACAAACAGTTGCACTATACTTATTTTCTTCAGTAAGTTCAATACCACAGAATTTGCATTTTGAAGTTTCCATATTAGTTAACCGATTTAATTTTTTCTTCCTTTATAAATTTTTCATTTATAGTTATTAGACCATTTTTATCAAGAGTAACTCCATCTTGAATTTCACCTCTAAAGCTATCTAATAAATAATAAACTACCCTACGCTTATTTGTTTGATCCAATATTTTTTGATTTCCTTTCATATTGAAGTCACCGTAATACCTCCTCTAAATTAGTAACTATATTATCTATTTCTTCTTTAGTATACTTCATTAGATTTTAATATAGCATATACATAAATGTAAATACTTACAAAAGAAATAACATATTTCGTCTGAAAATAAAATCCCAATAGCAATAGCAGAACCATAAAATAAAAAATTTTTCAACATAATTCTTACTCCATTGTCATAAAGTTTTTAACTCGTTCGCTTTTATAAATCCACGGATTATACCATAGCTCAGTTTTTCCTATTAATGAATGAACCATCTTTTCCCAAACAATAGCCATATATAAAATTTCAACATCTTCTTTTGGCCAACCATAAACCCATTCATCATCAATAGTAATAGTAGCTATCTTTTGGCCATTGTGATTTACATTAACTTGTTTTAAACTCATAATATTTTAGTGAATTGACTTATAATAATTTTCACATTTTGGTTGAATACAACCAAGTTTTTTCAAACCAAACCAAGAAGTTTTAATACTTGAATGGCATTTATCACATCGATAAAATTCACCATCTTGAATTATTACAGTTAATGGTGGTTTAGGTGGCAATGGTAGCGGTTTCTTTGTCATAGTTTAATCTTCTTTTTTATAGGATATTTTCGTGTTTCAAATTTAAATTCACATAAATCTTTAATTTCTTTAGTGTTTATTCGAATATTGTTCTCTTAGATTTTTTTTCAAAAGTTAAACAAATAGAAAGCTGCCAAAAAGATATAGCTATAAGTAAACTATAAATAATATCATACTTATGAAATGCTATACCAAGAAAAGTATTACTATAATGTAACCAAATAGTAAGTATTCCCAATTTTAATAATCTTTTTCCAGATTTAAAATTACTCATACACACTCCTTACAATAAGAAATACCTTTACCTACATTTTTTAATTCAGTAAGAGGAACAAGTTTACCACACTTAGAACAAATACCAGTATATTCTTCTAACTTAGGTCTTTCTTGTCCTTGTCTCCATAAAGAGCAATTCAAACCTTCTTCATCAGAAAAAGATTTCTTTTTACCATAATCTCCATTAGGATGGAAACAATGATAGATACCTATAAAAGTACAATTATTACAATGCTTTATTTGTTCCATCTAGTTAATTCTTCTACTTAATGTAGAACCCAATTCTCGTAATTTAATGAATATATGATCAGTAAGAATATTATTACAAGTTTTACATAACATCAATTCTTGTTTATTAACTTTAAGCTCATAATATCCCATATCATCAATAAGATCTTTTCCGCAACCATCACAAGTATATGTTATTATTCTTGCCATTTATAACTCCTAATCACAAAAACTTCTATGGCAATAAGGGCAACCAGTTATAAGCTCTTTATCCAGGAGCTCTTGACATTGTATAAGAATATCTTTTTTGCAATTATAACAATACCCATCTGGCGGCATAAAGAAAGGCAAATTCTTTGTTTTACAATAATCTACTTGTTTTTGAATTAGTTCTTTACGGTCCATTTTAATTACTCCTTTGATATAATAATACAAAAACAACCTGAAAAAATAACATCTTTTTTACTAATATATAAAGGTAATTATATGGGTGGGTTTATAAACAGTTCAGGAATACAGCTTTTAGACGAATTTGGAAATCCATATGGTCTAAAACAAGTTGATGGAAAAATTAGAGTGTCAGCTATGCCATATCTATATGATATTGCTGAAGGCAATGTAGCAAACCACACTCCATGGGCTAAAATTGGCTATAGTGTATCTACAACTGGTCAAACTACAATGTGGAATCCCGGCACTGAATATGTATGGCCTACTATTGGACAACAATTAGATGTAGTAAGTACAGATAATACAAATGATATTGCTGGAGGTGCTGGAGCTTTAACTGTCCGTATCGGATATCTTACAATTGCAGGGCTTGAGAAAACTGAAGTAGTAACGTTAACAGGGACTACTGTTGCTCATACAGTAGCTACAGATATTTATCGAATAAATTCATTTAGAGTAGCTTCAACAGGAGCAAGTGGAAAAGCTGCTGGAACAATATCATTACAACGAATATCTCCAAATGGAGCAACTAAATTTGCTCAAATAGCTCTTGGGTACACTAGAGCACGGGGATGTTTTTATACAGTACCAGCAGGAAAAAATTTATACATATCATCTATAGCATTTTCGGCAGGATATACTACTGCAGGTAAATATGTTAGATTTACTACTCAGGCCACATATGATAATATTACATTAACAGCGCTAACACCTGGAGTATTTTTTATGGCATATAATGAAGTAGTCTTGATTGATGGTGCATACACTAGAGCATTAGAAATACCAACAAAATTGCCTGCAGGAACTGACCTTAAAGTTTCTGTTATTGGTGAAGCTAGTATTTTTTGTACTTGTTCATTACGAGGCTGGTTAGAAACAGCTTAACTTGCTTTCTTTAATATACAAAGAATTCCGTTATCGCCTTCTACATAATACTTAGGTAATTTTTCTATAGCAACTAATTTATATTCTAAACTATGAAGAGAAGCTATTAATTTCTTAAAAGAATTATTAGAAGTTCGAGCATGAAATACAACCCATTGTGGTAACTCAGACAGAGCAGTAAGCATTGAAACAGTTCCACCATTTACTAAAGAAACGATGTCTTCAATATACCACCTATCTTCACTGATACTAAACTTATCAAAATCAGCTTCAGTAAAGTCTTCATATGGGGTTAATAATTCTTTTTGAATACCTAAGTCTTTATTACAATATTTATTTAATATCATAAAAGCTTTACATTTGTTTCCCTCATATATAGAGCACACTTTTGTATCGTTTTTAAAACAATCACAAAAATCTGTATAGGTCATTTGAAAATCACAAATTTTTTCAAGTTGATATAAGCTCTTTATTTGAGTTCTTCGCCTACTAGTCATGCTATTTCGTTTTCTTTAATGAATTTAGATAATCAGAATTAAGGTGTCTATAATTAATCAACTCATTTGGAATTGAGAAAAATTTATTATCTTTTTTAACACTAACTGAAGTTTCATAATCTAAACTAGAAAAATCCCAAGTTTCGTCATATTCTTCTAAAAGCTTTGCCATTTTATATTGCCACTTATCAGGCATTTTATGCATTAAACTACGAGGAATTGTTAGCCAACTAGCTCGAGTAAATCCAAACCAGAGCCAAAGCCTTTGATATCCTTTATCATGCTTACTATGCCATCGAAGTCGAAGAAAATGATACAACTTTATAAGTCCTATAAAGAAACTTACTACTAAAATTCCAAACACAAGACTTTCAAGTGCTATCATTTAATTGCCTCAACAGGAATTATTTCTGAGCCATCTTTTAGTATAATTTTCTTTAATAAACATTTCTTTGAAAAATATCCTTTATTCCAAACCTTCATATTTAATTCTACTTCTGACCCCAAAACACAAAACCCAAACCCCTCTTCAAAATCAGTAGATAGGCAAGGGCATCTATCACATAAAGTTTTTTTATTTTTAAAACCAAATAATTGTAGTAGTCTCTTCCATTTCATTAAGTATTCAACCATCGATAAAAAGTCCATATTAAAAATACTACAATACAGAATATAAGAAAACTTATTCCTAAAATACTGTATAATACAATTGTTAATATCATTTTTTAACCTTTATAATTAACTATTTAAAGATTTAACAAAATTCTCTGAGCTTACCAGTAATAAACAAATTCCACATATAAATCCAGCACAACTTAAAATTAAAGAAGGCCAATAAACCCAGTCATTACTAATATGTATTATATAAGCTGAAAGAAATGGAGTTCCTACTGTTAACATAAATCCAAGTAAAGCCAAAACTCCCCATAATATTATTTTATTTTTCATTATCATATTCCTTTATAATAGAATGATCAGTGATTATTTCACCACATTCAACACAACTTACTTCTGCTGTCCTACGAATAGAAATAATATGATTTGTATCCCTACCACATCTTAAACAATATCTCATCTGCTCATATAAAGACATGTTTTTGCTCCTCTGTACTTAAATGACGGCTAAGACATTTAGGGCAATGATTAAATTTTTGTAAAGAAGTCCAATGATGACCACATTGTTTACAATAATATCTAATATAATTCATATGTTTTTCCTAAACTAAAAATAATATTATAATAATTGCTATTAATAAACCCAACATAAACATACCTATATGATTTGCAGGATCTATTTTCATTTACAAGTAAGCCATATCAATAACAAAATAACTATAAGCCAAAACCCTTTATCATATAAAAGCATACTCCATGCTTGAGTTATTGTTATATTTGAGTTAAAAATTCGTTTAAATGAACTAAAAGGTTTTGATAGTTTCATTTGTTGTCATCAATTTCCTTTAACTTCTTATCTTGAAGTCTTTCAGCTCGCATACGGTCTAATGATTTTTGACTTAATAACTGAGTCTCTTCAGTGGCATCTGTACCCCATTCAGCTACCCTACCACCACGAAGATATTGAAACGATTTTCTAATTGTCATTGCTTTTTCCTTTAATAATATATACAAATCTATTAAAAAATAAATACTAATTTTTAGGGTATTTAGATGTTTCGTCAATAACTTCTTTTTTAATTTTTTGAAATTTTGGTTTATAATATTTGAAATTATTATCCATGCATTGTAACTCATGAGGAAATCTCATACAGCCATTATAAGCAATTCTTAGAAACTTTTCACAATCAGTTTTTCTGCAAATCATTATTCTTCACCTGCTAAACTTTCTCGTAGTTGTTTAAGCCACTTATTACGAGAAGCTACACGATCAACTTCTTCTTGATATTCAGCTTTATGATAGTCTAGATCTCGCAAAATCTGTTTTAATTCTTTATTAGCCCATTCAGTTCCTGTTGTAGGTACAGGCTTTTCAGGAGAATAGCAATCATATTTTATAGAATCTGTAATTTGTTGAATCATAAAATTTTTTAATTTTACATGATCTGCTGAAGGTACATTCCATTTTTTTACTTTATCGAGCATTACAAGATATTGATCTTCTAAAAGAACTTTCTTTTTAACAGCTTCTTGATAAGAAGCTAATTTATCTTTAAACTCTTCTTCAGCTTTTTTATTATAATCTTCAGAAGTTAACTTTTTAAATTCTAGTAACTTTTTAGAAGCTTCTTCAAGTCGTTCAAGATGATATGTAGAAACTGGAAACTCTTCTGGTATTTCTTGGTCAGAAGAATCATCTCTCATAGTTACACAAGACCCAAAAGCTCTTGCACAACCCATAACAAATTTTTTAAAACTTATACCATCTTTAATAGCATATGTATACCCTGTAGGCATAATAACTCTCCTTATTTAAGAAATAATTTTGAACAAATTTGTGAAGTTATATACCCCTGTAAATAAGCATAAATTTCTTCACTATCAGGACAAAATCTAAACTCAGCAAATCTAGCAATTTCAAAAACTACATGTAAAGACTCATGAGCAATAAGATCATATGATAGTCTATTGTGAGGTAGTTCAGTCCTAAAATCAATAATACATTCTTGAAATCGTTCGTCTTTTACTATATGAGTAGTAGCAAAATTAATTAAATCACGTTCTACTTTTATATTAAAGACTTTCATTGCATAACTTAAAAATCTCTTATCACTTACACAATGTAAAATATGCAATTTGTACCCAAATGGCTCAATATTAATAATAAATGTTTTTGACATTTGGGTACACTATCTCTTAATTATTAGTATTTTTAATTAAGGGATGATTACAATATCAACTCGACGATTTAGTTGTTTATTAACTTCAGAGTCATTTGGCTTAATAGGCCTATATTTAGAATGCCCTATAGCTGATAATCGTTTTGGTTCTATATATTGTTCTAAATATCTAACTACAGACACAGCCCGTTGTACTGAAAGCTCCCAATTATCTCTAACCCATGAATTAGCTATAATATTAACATCATCCGTATTGCCTTCTACAAATATTGAATTATTACTAAATTCAGCTAAATTCTTAGCTAACTTTGAAAGTAGGTCAATAGCCTCTTTACTTAATGTAGCTGACCCAGACTCAAAGCAAATTTTATCATCAATATTAAGCACAATTCGATTATCATACTGCTTAATGATTATTTTACCAGCTTGAATTTCTTTTTTAAACTTCTCTTCTAAATCTACAAACTGCACTGATAACTTACTTAACTCGATAATAGTAGTATTCAATTCTTGCTTTAATTGCATTTTTTGAGACTTAAGCCTTTGACATTCAAGCTCTAAAGCAGTCGTATCATTAGTATACTTCTCTATTGATACACACCCAATTGAAGCAAGCAAACCAGTAAGCACACAACAAATAAACAGTTTTCTCATTTTTTACTCCTTTTACATTCTTTCCAATTAAATTTTTCTTCATATTCATGTTCATAATAAGCTAAATACTTTTGTAATTTTAAAGCTTCCTTAGCAAAACTTTCTTGACAATTCTCAATGGGATCTTTACTTCTAAAGCAATTAGCTTCAAGTTTTTGATATCGTTTATGTGAAGTACAAATTAGTGTAGTTATATAATCATGATCTCTTTTAATCTGCTCTTTATGAGCTTGTATAAGTGAGCACCCACTAAACAAAGTTATAAAGATAAAAAAGCTTAGTTTTTTCATTTAACAAATTCCACTAATTTTCCAGCTTGCAGAGTACCAGGTACAGGAATCATTTCATTATGGTTAAAATCAATTTCCTTTATTTGATAATCTTTTTTACATTTGCTAATAAAGGCATATAAGGTAGAAGGAACAGTATCTTTTTTAATCATAAAATGATACCCAGACTTTGTTTGTATTTTATAGTATTCAGCTTTATAATTATTAAGAAAATTGGCCAAATAAGAAATATCAAACTGCCCTGAAATATCTAAAAGTAACTCTGTAGCAAATAAGTCAATGTCAATATCAATAAAAACTTTTCTAGCTCTTGATTTCTGAATACAATTCATCAAAACCCTATTTACCCGTTTAATACCTTCAAAATTAGGGTCTTTACCACTCATATATGCAGAAGTAATAAACCCAATTTCTTTATTCATTTCATTTGTAAACATTTGATATGCTTTAATCATAGAAGAAGGATTAATATTAATATATACTACAAGGCATTTTTCAGGAACATCTTTTCCATTATTAGTCTTTCTATATTGCAAAGAAGCTCGTAATTTTCTCATAGCATAATAAAGACCTTCTTTGTCTCTTGCTATTTCCCTAGAAAACATTTCCGTTCTACCTAAAGAAAATTCTATTCTTTCTTCTGCAGTTAAATATTTGTTTCTGGCTGATAATGAGGTAAAATATACTTCATCTTTTTCAAGATCCGGTAGTATTTCTATAAATTTATCAAATTGAGTTTTATCTACTATCATTTTACAGGCCCTGGTATAATATTACCGCATTTAGAACAATAAAGATAAAATGTTTCATACTCTTCAGAGGCCATATTTAAATCAGATCTTATTATTTTATTCTTTAAAATTACTGGAACATAATTATGCTTACAAACTAACATTACAACCCTCCAATAGTTTATTCAGGCCAAGGATGAAATCCACGTCTTTTATTTGCAGGAGATCCTAAAGCTGAACCGCCTCCTAGCTTTCTATGAATAGAAGGTTGTAAAGACTGAGTAAGATTTTTTATATCTTGTTCAACTTTAGCCAATCTGTCTTCTAACTCTTTAATTTTATCAGCTGTTATAATGTCCATAATTACTAATAATTCCAAAGCCTATTCGCAAACTTTATAGTATCTCTTCTAACTTTATCAGCTTTCTTCCATTGTAATAGTCTATTTACAATTTTACCAGCATATTTAGCTCGTTCCTCACATCCAAAAGCGTTACCCCACTTTTCATATAAGCCAACATGATTATGGGTTACATAGCATTTATATAAAGGGCATTTAACTCCAACTTTATTTTTACAAATTCTAATTCCATGCCTATTAAAATTAGAAAAGATTTCGCATAAAGGACATTCAGCTTCTAAGTTTCTTATTGTAGAATATAAGTAATCAGGAAGTTCATCTTTAGTATTTATTTCAGGATGATCCCTTAAATACGTCCAGACCTTTAATGTATGATTTACAGCAGTTAGTAAAGATTGTTTTCTCATATTATTTCTCCTTAGTTACTATAACAAAATAATTATCACTATTAAACTCATTGGGAACAACTTCATGCTTTACAGTGTACCCAGCTGTAAGAAGAATACGGCTTAATTTAGCGCGATCTTCAAAATCGTTAATAAGAAGTTTTATAACTGTAGCTTCAATTTTTAATCCATTACTTTTTGTGTTAGCTAAATAATATCCTTCAGCTTCAGTATTATCTAACCATTTAAGAGCTTCTTCAACGATAATTTGAGCTGCAGTTCCAGAAAGCCAACTTTGATTTAAATACCGTTTAATCTGTTTTAGATCAGTAAAAAAATTAGAATTCATATCGACTTGAACCATAAACTTAACTCCTTATTAATTTAATCTCGGGGTTCTTTTGAATATATATCTTGTAAATGTTTCGGGAAGAACCATTCTAGTTCTTGTTCAATATAAGGAAGTTTTATATCAATCGAATTTTTAACATAGTCAGTAATTAAAACACTACCGCAAAGTGAACAATAATAAGCATACCCAGTATCATCAATACCAGATATTATCAAATTCATTAGTTTTCCACACTTACATAACATTTAAGCCTTCTTATATAGATATTATCATCCTATAGTTTAATGTGCAACTGGGATGATCTGGTAACTTACAGAATGCCTTGTAGAAATATATATACAAATCTACACTGAAAAATAATCTATTATTCTGAGATTTGGCACCATTTATAATAGATATATACTACAATAAGACCTACAATTACTAAAGTCCCAGCTCCAATTGTCCAATATAATATCCCAATGGGAGAATAAAGCATTAGAGTAGCAGAATTAGAAATTTTAACTATACCTTTGCCAACAAAATACGGGGTAAAAATATATCCAAGCACTATTAAAAGGTCATAAAAAATTACTTTAAATAACGTTAATACTCTTATTTCACTTCTCCTCATTACTATCTCATAAAAGCTTGTACTTGCCGTTCTAACCATTCAACATATTCTTTAGTATAATTACCAAATTTATTTCTAGTCTTCTTTTTAGTTTTTTCAGTAAACCATTCTTCTAGATTGCTCATGCAATTTGCTCTCCAGTTTTCCATATAAATAATTTTAAGAGCTTTGACACTTTAACTCTTTCTAATTATTATAGGATTCTCATGCGTATATCTAATAAACTTAAATGCTCTTTCTAAAGCTTTTTTAAATTGTTCAGCTTCTTGTTTAGTATTAAAAGCTTTTGCTTCTTTTTGTAAATCTGTGTGAAAATTGCCGTTTCTTCCATACCATTCCACAATAAATACAGAACCGCCTTTAAAAAGTTGATCTTCAAATTTGTTGATATGCCGGATAAATAACATGAGATTTCTCCTTTCCTTTGCGTTTTTTATCTTTCTTTATTGTTCTTAATGCTCGCATTTGTTGAATTGAACGAAAAGTAATTTCTTCAATATTCTTAGTTTTTACATCGTCAAATCCATGGTACTTACCAAAACCTATAATCATTTCTTTTTCTCCTTTGGCCTTGTTCTAAAACCGTATTTAAGATCAAATCCTTGTTTAATAATTTTATCTTTATCTTTAAGTTCGATCATTTCATTAGAGTTTATACCAAGTACACCACTTATGTATTGATAGATTTCTTGATAAGCAGTGTATGAATCTTTAATCTTATAAAAATTTATATGAGACAAATTACTATTTAATATAACAACAGGTTCATTAGAGACTTTTGAAATTTCTCCTGCAACAAAAATTGGCACTTTATATGTAGTAAACAGACTCTGATACTTTGAATAGTCTGAATTTAAAAAATTAACTACTCTTTCTTCTTCAGCATGATCCCATGTATATTTGCTAGGAACTATGCCTAATAATTTTTGTATATCGCCTTTTTTAAAATTATTTTTATAAAATAGATGTATTACTGGTTTTAAATCACTTGTTTCATATACTACTATAGGGTATAATTTTCCACAAAATCCTACAAGTAAATATGATGCACTAAGTAAAACTTCATTGAAAAGGCTTTGTCTTATTCTCCAAGAATAATGTCTATTACCAATATCATGGCCTTCATCATAAAATCTATAATTTTTAGGAGTAAGAACTAAAGGTATTTCTTGGGTTTTTCGAATATAGACACATTCTTTGTCTATACCCATTCCCTGGATAACATCATAGTAATCATGGAAGTTAGATATTATTCTCATAAATATTCCCTATAACTTCAATTTTATAATTATAAATATCTTCTGAGCATAAGTTATAACTACCATTTTCAAATTCAACTACTTCAGGCCGCTCGGGTTCCCAATAATCCCCCTCATAATGAGCACCAATTTTTATAATATCTCCCTCATAAATCTCTTTACCCTTACTATCTTGCAGTCCAGTATATTGAGTAATCTCAATATCATTAAAGTTTTCAAGTCTATATTGCCCCAACATGTTAAAGACGGTGACTTCGCCTATGATGTGAAATGGGTTTTCATTTGTATGAAAAATCCATTGCTTTTTACTTTTATCCCAAGCCCTAAACTTTAATACTCTCATTACTAACTCCAAGGGTTAACTTTATATTGCTTTACAATCTTTAAAAAAGCTTCTGCATTACCTTTAGCATCGTCAACAGGGTTATGAGTATGTTTAGTATCACGAAGATGCTTAAAATTCTTATACATATCTTGAACAATTCCTTTATAAAAACTACCTAAGTTAAATGAACTATGGCCAAATAGGTTTGATCCTAAAAACCTATGAAAATAATAACAAGTAAACATCCAATCAAAACCATTATTATCTGATAAAAACATGGGGCGACTTTCAAAGTTAACTTGCTGTATCCATGTAGCAAAATTTTGCATCGCAATCATAGGGTCTGTATAAACCAACGTTTCTTCACGTGTACAATTAAAAGAATGTAAAGCATCTTCTTTATAATTATCAGAAATAGGATTTAAATTTGTATAAAAAGTAGAATCAAGTTTTCCTTCTTTATCAATAAGAACAGCCCCCAACTGTACCATAGAGTATTCGCCTGGTATTGGGCCATCTGCTTCTATATCAACTGAAAACCACATATTAATACTCCTGCTTTAATCTAATTTTAGGTTTATTAGTTTTATAGATACTTTGTTGTATGATAGGTTGAGCAGCAATATTTTTTATATCAGGAATATATTTAAAATTAGAAACAATATCCAAACCCAAAATCATTGTTGGCCATCCAATACAGTCAAGTAGTTTAGACTCAGTTTTAATTGGCAATACTTTAGGAATTAAACTCTTTAAAAGATCATTAGCGAGCCTATATTCACGTTCAGTTATTTTTTCTATTTGATGGCTCATACAATACCAATGCTTCTGATCTCCAAAAGAACTTATTTCTAAAGAATTACGGCTATGATCATCTACAATAATTCCAACAGTCCCAATACGACGACCAACACAAGAAATATTTTTTACATAATCTCCAGTTTTAAAAATTGGAGAACTATATAGTTGAATTGAAGTAATAGGAAAATTATGGTCAGGAAATTCTCCTAAAAATTCTTTAGCTTGAAATAAAGAGCTATGACAACCTGCGTATTTATGAAAAGTGCATACATCACCTTCCTTTACTAAAGGACCACCAATAACACTATGGCCCCAACTCGCTGTAAAAATAATTTTATCACCTTTTTTAAATATAGGTTGAGGGGTACATTTTTTAATTTTAGATATATGGATAGGATTATTAGGAAACTCTTTAAGATAAATAATACTAGAATTCATATCATAACGATCAAAAGTTAGTTTTTGGTCTTTTTCAACACTGATGGTTGGGTTAGTGTTAGGAGCGATAAATTCAACTAAATCACCTTTTTCAAATATACCACATTCTGACAAATCTTCTTCAACTTTCTTTAAAGATTCTGGTGCATAATAAAACCAACGATTAATTTCTTTAAAATAAACTTTTAAATTAATAGCACTAGTACTAGTACTACTAGTTACGCACTGTTGTACTACTCCGATTTGCCCGATAGTTATATCCATATCAGAAATCCATGGAAAAACGTTAACATCTAATATTTGAACTTTATCACCTATTTGAAATTCTGAAGTATGCCTTATTGTACCCGGTCTTGAAACTAATTTAACCGAATACTCACCAAACCGATAAACTTTATCTAATTTTACAATAACTAGTCTTTCATTAGTTGTACTATTATTCCCTTTTTTAATTTCAAGTATGGGACCTTTAAGACCAACACATTCTTTATGCATTGCTCGAGGACGGATTTCAACTATATCTCCTACTTGAACAATTGCACTAGATTTTTTATTACTCATAAATAACTTCTTCTCCTTAATTGATTAGTATCATATTATATACAAAACCAAAAGCTTTTTATAACTATTTTTCTAAGTAACCTTACTACACACCCCATATGATATGTTTTCATTTTTCCATTACCATTTCTATAAGGTAATTCAATAAGCCAGTCATTAGGATTTTCAGATAAAGAGTTTATTTCATTATAGCATATATTGCAAACTACTTGTTTTATAGTGGTTTAAGCTCCTTAGTAATTAAGTCTATTCTCTCTGATAAATCTGGCCCTATAGCTAAACAAGTTATAGTTGGTTTATTTACTTTGCCGGTTCCATTACAATTTTTACATTCAATAGGCATACCATAACCATTATGAAAAGACCCCTTACCTTCACAATCAAGGCATGTCTCTTTAAATTCTGTATTACCGTTATCAGTAATAATAGCATTAATTATACCAACTTCTTCAGCTTGTTTTTGTAAGGAAAGAAGACTCTCTAATGAATCAACTCCAACAACTATTTTAGCAAAAGAACCTTCCATCCATTCTAACATTGGATCATTTTTACCAAAAAGTAATTGCTTCTTAATTAAAGGAGTCATTATATACCCAGAACATTTTTTCTGTTGTTCGTCTAATTGAAACACAGGAAGTTCATTTTCTTCTGTACTCATTTTATCAAAAAACACTTTCATTGAAGCATGAGCACCTTGAGCAATCATTTTGCCCTTTCTCATGTTAAGATCAGTACGCATTATAATGACTTGCTTTGTAGTGTACATTGTAGGTTACTCACCGAAATATTTGTATTTATATTATATCCTAAATTATTCTCACCTTTAACAGAAACAAATTCAATAAAATGTGGGCCCTTTATGCCATAAATGTAAAGTACAGCATCATCTGGGATATCTTCTAATTCTTTAATAAGTTCTCTTTTAGTTAAAAACATTAAATTATTCTCCTACAAAACCCAAACCAATTACCTCTGCTTTTTCTATTATATACAAAATGTAAGTTAAACTAAACCATTTTAAAAACCAAAGAGGGAATTTCTTAAGTTTATTTCGGCCTACTACCTTAAATAGAATCTTATGACTTAAAGGTTGTTTAAACCTTTTTGTCTCAATAAGTATTTTCGAGTTATTAGCCACTTAGAAACTTCCTAATTATCGTCTTGTAGACCAAGCAGTTACTATATTGCTTTTATTTATTTGAAATACAATATGTTTGTACTTATAAGAGTTAAAGCAGAATTCCTTATCAACATCTAATGTATAACATTTTAAATCTTTCTCAAGCCCAAACATATAGATGTCAAAATCAATATATTTATAATAAGCATTACCTTCATTGGGGTCTATATATGATATGTTATAATTAGATCCAAAAGTCAGTATTACTCTATCTATAGATTCTCCAATAAAACTATCCATAACTTGTTTAAATTGTTGGGGACTTGAATCAGAACAACAACCACAATAAAATAATGTAAAAACTAAAAGAAACAATACTTTTTTCATTATTCATCTCCTGTTATTAACCATTTTCAAATAACCATTTAGGATTATCATCAATCCATAAGTCGGGTTTTATACCAAATTTTAATAACCAAGGCAATTTGGCCTGCCTTCCAGTATAAAAAACTGAAATATTTTTCTTATAAAATGTTCTTAAACCAGCATCTTCTTCAGATTCACATCTCATAGTTGCTACAATAACTCTATACCCTAAAGCTTGAGATTTTTCAATAATCATATCAAACAACTCAGGGAATTCAGTATAACTACCATCATAATCTAAGCATATTATTTTCATATTACCTCTCATAAATTCACTGGGCTGATATTTTAAGTTAGTCTAAAGAAACACTTCCATGACACATTTCACTTTGCCAGCTTGACTTATACTCATCTTTATAATTGTACCCAATTGTATTTTTTATGAAAAAAGTATATAGTCTCATAATAAAACTTTTAGGTTTTATTATAGCATAAATCTCTCTACCATAATCTATAAATTCTTTATCTAATTTACGAAGTTCTTTTAAACTATTAATTAAAACTGTTTTTGGTTCAAACTCCAAACAGCCTCTATATTCTCTACCCGGTTTATCTGCTATAAGATCATCACAAAGAGCTGAATTTGCACAGTAATCGTGGCATATATGTTTCTTCTGCTTTTCTAATTCAATAGACTCATATAATTCTTTCTCTTTGAGTTCTTTGATCTGAAACTTATTCATATAAAATTTCTCCTAATAAGCTAATAAAAAAGACTATATAGGGTTAAGCACTCAACAGAGCCAATCAAGCACACTTCTAGGAAGCATTAACCCCAAGCGATTGGAACTTTATATAGTCTTATGCTCTGTGAGCTAGACTCGAACTAGCGACCCTTTGATTAACAGTCAAATGCTCTACCAACTGAGCTATCACAGAATATTGGGGGTGACTGGGATTCGAACCCAGAACTTTGCCTTTGTGAGGTAATGTTTTATCCAATAAACTATCTCCCCCGAAATAATTACTGGGTCACTCTCCCAGCAGATTCTTTATTGACGTTGGACTTGAATGGGGCACGATTCGAACGTGCGTTTTAATAGCAGGTGGTGATTTAATAATTTTCCCCACTATATGCGATTGACCTCTCCGCCACCCATTCTAATGCCAGTACTTTCCTGGCTGTCAGATTTTATGAGGGTTTAATCAGTTATCTCTGAAAATACCAGCCCTACATTCTGTCAAGGTCTTTTGCTATCCTTGAGCTTCGGTACCTAAAGAGCATTGAAATTAGGCAGGATTCGAACCTGCTTACACCGTCGTGTATGGGTTTTGATCTTTTCGGGTCCTTTGATCGTCATCGTTGGATTGCCCGTTTCCCATTGTGTCTGCCAAATTCCACCACTAATTTCACTTTGGATTGTATGAGAGTCGAACTCATCTGTACTTCTATCCCTCGATAAAACAACCCTTTAATAAATAACCTAGACATTTTCTATAATAAATGTCTAGGTTATTGTTTTAAAATTTTAAAACTTTCCTCAGTCCTCAGTATCAACAATCTTCATTTCTTTTCCAAACATAATAGCATACTCAGTTTTAATTATGTCTTGAATAGATTTGCACTGGTCAATATACTGAGCCTGTTCAATAAGATTATTAATATCAAACTTGTCAAAATTTGAACGAAGTTCTGTAAGAGACTTTTCTTTATCAAGAATCTTACTTGCAGCGTCATCATATGCAGCTTGATATTTAGTCTTAAGTCCCCGTTTCACCATTGGCCTCTTAGCAGCATCAAGAACTGCTTGACCCATTCCATATACTTTGTCGAAAAAACCTTCACTCATACTATCATCTCCTTTATTAGATTTATTTTTTATGCTTTTAGAAGTTTGTAAAAACCCTATATCATCGTCATTTGATAAAAATAAAGCTGCATAATGCATTCTAATATCTGGCCCTTGTTTACAAAGTTTTAAAGATATAGGGCAGTTAATGTCACACATTAAACTTACACAAGTTTTACCATTAGAATTTAGTATATCTTCAAGACCAGCTTTTATTTTTTCATTCATACTATACTTTTAATATGTTTGTTTTAATTTAATTTTCGGCAATATAAATAAACTGCTTTTAAGTAATATAACCTTTGAAGGTTCTAAAACTGCTTGTATATCAAAACCTGTAGTTGATAATAACGGCAAACCAAGTTGTTCACTATATATTCGTCGAGCTTCTCTTAAACGAAGTATTGGGCCTTCAATGCAAAAACTTTTTAAAGGGCAAGTTTCAATTGTACAAAATCTCCCTGGAGCTTTACAATTTATACCTTTACTATCAATAATACTTTTAAGAATTTCTACAGGAAAGGCTTTTTCAATTTTCTTTTGATTAGCTAATAATTCTTTAGCTTTTTGTATTCTAGCTTTAGGCCCATATCTACAATTATCTGGAGTTATAGGGCACTTATGGCAAATTAATTTTTCACAAGTTGTGCCATTAGAAGCTATAATGTCTTCAAGACCTTTTATTATTTCTTCATTCATAAGTAGCTCCTAATAAACTTGTTTTAGTTTTATTTTTGGCTTATTTATATTATACAAATCTGATCGTAAAAATGAACTTTTTTCTATACAACCACTTTTAAATGTCGGTCCACTTACTAGTTCCTGATATCCAGAATTCTTCCAATCATTAGATAGTTTCATATCATAGAAAGGTACAGAATCCTCTGGTATAGTAAGAATCATATTTGGATATATAATCCATTTATCAATTCCTTGTTTCTCATTGGGACTTAGCTCTCGGCCAAAAAGATAATCCATACTATTAAAAGTAGTCCAGTCAATTTCTATTCTCCAATTGGGTCCAAATTCTTTTTCAAATTCTTCTTTAGTTTTAATTCGATATCGTTTAGTTTTGGGGGCATATTGAGAAAAATTATTACAGTGTTGACAACCCTCATTTAAACTCTGCTGCCATTTACAATCTGTTTTTATGCACCCTCTTTGTTCAAAGCCCTTGTAATTATTTTCAAGGCAAAAGGCAGCATATCCTTTATCTTTATTGCAGAAGTTTTCAGTTTTTTCATTATAATATTTACAAAAAACTCTATCACAAAGATTTTCATTATATAGTCTTTTAAAGCTTACAATGTCTTTATTCAAAGTGGCTATTTTATCATTAAATTTTTGATACCCAAACATCGTATTCTCCTCAAAATTAGTATAAATATAATACAAAACTAATAAGAATAAATAACTATTTTATTGAAACTAAAGATCAATAATAAAAGCATGCCCACAATAAGGGCATTCTACCATATTCCAAGACACTCTTTGCCCTAGTGCATTATAAAATACTGGTTCATAAGAAAACTCTTTATGGCATGAATGACAATGTGTATTATTAATTATAGAGTCTTTCTTATGAAACCAATTAAAAAATTTCATTATATTATTTCTCAAAAATCGATATAGCATCCTCAAGATTTGCTATTCCAGATTTAACCTCTTGAAGGTCTTTCTTAATATCTCTACCACGTTTAGCATTTTTTGTTTCTTTATACTTCAGCATTACAGCCTTTGTAAAATAAGGTTTTAGTATTTCACATTCAGTCTCTACTACTTTAGCCCCATCAATTTTAATAGAATCAGCTAAATCGCAAATGTCTTTTTGAAGATCATAACTTCTTTCAAGACATTCATTCATAACATCAAAAACTGTTCCAAATTTATTTGACGGTTCTTGTTCAGGGTATAGTTGAGTCCAGGCATGTATAAATTTCTTATAGTCTTTTTTATCATGTTTGTAATCTTCATGAATTTCTTCATTTATAATAGGTTCAGCAATTGTAATAGTAATACCAGCTTTTTTAAGATATGAATCAATTCGATCAAACCAACCTAAAAACTGAAACCACTTAATAATAGCAATAAACTTATCAAGAAATACATGCAACTTAGGTGGAGAATCTTCATTAGGGTACCCACCTTTATAATAATTCATATCATGAATTTGTTTGTACTCTCGGGGTGATATACCACAAAGATAAAACGCTATCTTTTGAAGCGGATTCATACCTTTCTTATATAAATCATCATTAATTTCACGACGTACTTTTGAACACTCATCCACTTTGTCTACATATAAAGCTCTTTGTTGCATACTATTACTCCTAAAATTTAATATAATTCCACATTAATCATTTTCCAAGTCTCATGAAATACTGTAAAACACTTATCACATTTTGTTAGTTTAATTGTTGTTGAAATAAGAGGGTCCCAAAGCTTACCACCACATAAAGGACATGTATAAGGATCTTTTAAATATGCTTGCTTTTGCTTAGGTGATAATTTAGCCAATTATACGCCACCATATAAAACCAGCAACCACCATCATAATACTTAATACTAATGCTTCTGGCCAATTCATAATAATTCTCCTTTATAGGGTAATAATACAAATCTACAATTAAAAAGAAACCAATTTTATGATATGTTTAAGAAAATCATACCCTATTACAAAAGTAAGATAAATCATAAAGATACATATTACAGTTAAAACAACGTCAATTGTGGTGAATCTGGGTGCTTTTGATGATGATATACGCTCTTCCCATATAGCTTTTATAGTAGACTTTTCAAAATATTCCCTAATTCTATCAAAAATTTCAAGGGCCCATAATAAACAATCTTTTAAAAACAACTTACTTCTATATTTATAATAGCTGATTTTTGTTGAAGATATAGAAGCCGATTCTAAGGTATATTTACCACATCGAAGACAAACACGATTTGCAATTTTATAATCTTGATATAGACTATAGAAAGGAACGCCCCATTCATGGCCTTTTATAAAACATAGTATTCGTTTCATACTATTGCCTCCACTTCGAATGTCTCAAACCACCCTTGATAATATACACCATTGCTAAAATATGATATCTCAAGAGTCATATATTGACCTCTATAGCAAATTGCAGTTATATATCCATCAAGTTCCAATAATTTAATTTTAACTTTGTCACCAAATTTCATTCATTTCACCTCCTCGATGCGGGATATGGCGGCATTTATTTTCTTACAAAACTCCAATTCTGTTTGCCCCGGCTTTTTGATTATAGATATCAGTTCATCCCTCTCCCCTGTGACGCGGGCGAGGGTGGATTGCAGTTCACTTATCGGAACATATTCTAT